CTCAGACGGGAATATCCTTTGGTAGGGCCACAGAAATTACTAGGGATGAATTGAAGTTTGCTAAATTCGTTGCACGCCTCCGTAAAAAGTTTATCGAATTATTCAATGATCTTTTAAAGGTGCAGTTGGAATTAAAAGGCATCATTACTGAAAAAGATTGGGAATGGATCAAAGAAGATATTCAATATAGATTTGCGCAGGATCAGTATTTTGAAGAAGTTAAGAATGCTGAGAACTATCGCAATAGATTAGATCTTCTAAATCAAATGCAGCCTTATCTGGGATATTACTTTAGTAAGAAATATATTCAAAAGAATGTCCTTCGCATGAATGATGCCGAGATAGAAAATATGGAAGCGGATATGCAGGAAGAACCGCCACCACCTCAGATGGATCCCTCGCAAGCTGGAGGTCCTCAGGCTATAAATAATATTAATGGACAATAAGGAGTAATAAAGTGGAAACTACAGAAGTTAGAGATATGATAGACAGCTTATTAGATGACAATAATCATGATGCAGCCGAGGCATTTCAGCAAATTGTCGCTGCAAAAGTAGCGTCTGCGTTAGAAGATAAAAAGATAGAAATTGCCCAATCTCTAGGAGCAAAACAGGATGAGTCTGAATAGATATTTTTTTGCTCTTCAAGAAAAATTAAAGGCATCGGACTCTATGTCTGATTGGATATCTGATTTTAAGAAATCAGACGCCCCCCAATTTGCAGGTAAGAGTAAAGAGAAGCGCAGGCAAATGGCAATAGCCGCAAAGCTGGGCGCAGAGCGTGGTCCAAAAAATGAAGAAACCTATTCAGATACGGGTTGGAAAAAACCGCAGACATCAGCAAAGACAAAAAACGTGGCGCAAAATCTAGCCAGGAAAGCAATGAATCAATCCGAAAAAGAAACAAAAAAAGAAAAAGGATTTGGCCCTAGTCCTGCAGATAAACTTTCTATTCGTAAAGAAGATGTTGACCTTGATGAGGCAAAATATCCTGGATTCAGGCCTGGATTGGGGCTTGGAAAGCGCGGTGCTCCTTCTCAGAAAAATAACTATGGAGATTTCAATGATGGCAGGCCTCTTGGTTTTACTCCAATCAACGACAAAGATGAACCAAAAAGTGGTATGTCTGATAAACTTCGCCAAGCAAAAATAAAAAATCCTGCTATGAAGTCTATGACTAAAGAAGAAGTTGAAGAGCTCGATGAATTAGATCAAACTACTCTAACTAAGTATGCAACAAGGGCAAAATTTTCATCCGATCCTAAACGCAGAGAAGGTGCGGCAAAGGCACAGGAAAAAATTAATAAAAAATCCAAGGATATGCAGAAGGAAGAAGCAGAACAAGTAGATGAAGTCCTTGATTCCGCAGGCAAGTTTATGTCTTATACAACTAAAGCTGCGGTATCCGGATTAAAATCTGCGGTTACTGGTACAGGTAAATTTAGAAAGCGTCAGGCAGGCATTCAAACTGCAGTGCGTAAAACAAAAGAAAAGATTGCGAATAAAGAAGTAGATGAGAGTATTGGTAGTACTGTTGGTAGCTTAATAGGGCAGTATGCCGGATCGAAAATAGGCATGGAAGGTCCGGGCCGGGTAGGAGGGGGAGTGGCAGGAAGAGCTATAGAATATCATGTTAGAAAATTTGCTAATAAATTAAGGAAAAAAATAACGGGTAAAAATGAAAGTGTTGAACTTGAAGAATCTCACTTCAAGGTTGGAGACAAAGTTAAATGTAAAGCTAGCGGCATGAAAGGCGAGGTTGTAAAACTTGATAAGGAAGAAGGCGAGGATACTGAAAAGTATTATACCGTTAAGCGTGAGGACGGCACTACTAAAAAAATGGCCCCGAAAGATATGACTAAAATCAATGAAGAAACAGATCAGATTGATGAGGTTAGCGCAGGCCTGGCTAAGAGTGTTGCTCAAAGAAGAGACCAAGATTTTAGAAAAATGACTCCTACTGAAACTCAAAAGAGAAGAATGGGTAGAGGAGACTGGCGAGCTGATCCTAGTTTACAAGCAGATAAAGCCTATAAGTCTGCCGTAAAACGAGGAGCCAAGGATGTGTATGGTTATAATGAAGAAAAAATGAGCGATACTGAGGAAAAAACGGAGATGGCAGCTACTCAAGCACATTTCATAAAGTATGCCGCTGAAGAAATAATCGAATATTTGGAAATGGATGGAGAGATTGAGGAGTGGTATCAGAACAAACTTTCAAAGGTTCATTCTGATATGGAAGGTCTTCATTCTTGGATGGAAGGCCACAAGCGCAAGGAAGGAATGGTTGAAGAAACCGAAGAGCTTGATGAGATTTCTCAAAACACCGCACTTAATGCATATGCTAAGCGCGCAGAGAGAGCCGCATCTACAAAAAATCCAAAAGATCAGGAAAAGGCAGATAAATCAATTACTCGTATTGGTAAGAGATGGACTGCTGATGCTCAGCGCAGGGCATGGAATAGGGCAGATAAATTAATTTATAAAGAGGAAACAGACCTAGAAGAAGGTAAGAAAAAAGGACTTTGGGATAATATACATGCTAAAAGAAAACGCGGTGAGCGTCCCGCAAGGCCCGGTGAAAAGGGTTATCCTAAAACTTTAAATATAGAATCTGCAGATCTGGATGAGGCCGGCAAATTACAGGGAGGCGCCAAGGATCCTTGTTGGACAGGATATAAGATGATAGGTACAAAGAAAAAGAATGGACGAGAAGTTCCAAACTGTGTGCCTAGGGAAGAAAAAGAATACAAAACATTCAAAGCACTCAAGGAAGAATTAAATGGCGACAGTAACCGTTCTTAAAAAGACACCGAGCCAAGTTATAGCATCATTCGTTGGCACCGGCGCAGGGACTTTAAACCTTGCGGATATGGCAATGCCTTATGAGATATTGGATACGGGCAACGCTCAAGTAAATATTAACATGGTAAATTTTAGCGTGTCGGGAACTACAACTATTGATCGGGGGACTACTACTGTATTAGTGTTGACTGCGGGCCAGGATACTATGAGACTAGCTCCAGAAATGGGTTGTTCAATTGCAACAGCAAATGGTGCGAATGTTATTGTTGATAAGGGTGCGGCAACAGGTACCGTTATTGTAAGTCTATCTAAGGTTGCAGGATTCTCGCCGAACGTTCAAACAGCACTCGGCTTCGATATTGCACAAAAAACAACTTATCAAGGCTAATAGGAAACAGACATGAAACTTATTACAGAAGTAGCTGAGGAACTAGGTTATATTGTAGAAGAAACTAAGGACGGTAAAAAGAGTATTTTTATCGAAGGCGTATTCGCGCAGTATGATACTGGAAATAAAAACGGTAGGATTTATCCTAAGTCTGTAATGGAAAAAGAAGTTAATCGCTACCAGGAAATTATTTCAGCTAAAAGATCACTCGGTGAACTGGGTCATCCGCCAAATCCTTCAATTAATCTTGACAAGGTATCTCATTTAATTACAGATCTTAAGATGGAAGAGGGCGGCAGGGTTATTGGCCGTGCAAAAATTTTAGAAACACCTATGGGACTTATTGCAAAGAATCTTATAGAGAACGATTGTGGGGTAGGTGTTTCAACCAGGGGCCTTGGATCTCTAAAACCTGGTAAAGATGGACTGCAAGAAGTTCAAGACGATTTTCACCTGGCTACTGTAGATATCGTTGCTGATCCTTCAGCACCCGATGCATATGTTCAAGGAATATATGAATCGGCGGATTGGGTATGTGAAAATGGTATTTGGAAAGCTGTAGAAGTTGAGCAGCAACAGCAGATGCTTAAGAAAGCAACAAAGGAAGAATTAGAAAAAACAAAACTAAAGATGTTTGAAACATTTTTAGATAAGTTGTCAAAATATTAATTCTTATAAATAATTGAGTAGAAATACATATTTTAGGAGACACTAATGTCAGTAGAGAAAAAAATTCAGGAATTGCTAGAGCGTGTAGATGCCAAGGCTTCTATCGAAGAAGCTGGTCCAATGGGCGCGGCTGGCACTGGCAAAGATTCCTCAATTAAAGCTGCTAATTCCGGAGACTCCGGCAATCCCAAGCAGGGCGATTCCAAGGATGCTACATACGAGACTCGCGATGAAAAGGAAGCTAACCAAGGCGCGCAAGTTTCAAAGGGTGTCAAGAAAAATGACATTCAAATGAAAGCACCTGCTGGCCAGGCTCCTAATTTCACAACCGTCGGCGATCCTACTTCCGTAGTTAACCAGCCCAATTCTAAAGGCAATATTACTAGAGAAGAAACAGAATCAGACGAAGACGAGGTTATATCTGAAGAAGATCTGGAAGAAGTTGAAGATCAGGAAATTGTTGCAGAAGAAGAGACGGATGAAGAAGTTATAGAAGAAACTACTTCAAAAGAAATTGATCTTTCTCCAATCTTCGGTGAGGATCTCTCAGAAGAATTTAAATCCAGGGCAACATCTATTTTCGAAGCAGCCGTTATTGCTAGGGTAAATGATGAAATTGATCAAATTACTGAGGCACTATCTGAAAAATTTGCTGAAGAAGTAGAAAGCTACAAAGAAGGCATGGTAGAAAAGGTCGATGCTTACCTTAGCTATGTTGTCGAGAATTGGATGGAAGAAAACAAACTAGCTGTTGAAAATGGTCTTCGTACAGAAATTGCCGAAGACTTTATGTCTGGGTTAAAAGAACTATTTAAAGAGCACTACATTGAAGTGCCTGAAGAGAAATATGATGTGATTGGCGAATTACAAGCCAAAGTGACCGACTTAGAGGAAAACTTGAACTCTCAAATTTCCAATAATGTAGAACTTAATACTGAAGTTACGGATCTTAGAAAGAAACTTATCATTAAGGAAATGTCTAAAGATCTTGCAGAAACAGAAGTATCTAAGTTAAATAAACTCCTCGAAGGTGTTGAATTTGATAGCGAAGAACTTTACAAAGATAAAGTAGCCGTTATTAAAGAAAATTATTTTGCTAAGGACGATGAAGGTATTAGAACTTCACAGACTTTAGTTGAGGAGGCAGGTGTTCAAGAAGATTACTCTACAGACTCTGTCGTTTCTTCTTATGCAAAAGCTCTTTCTAGAACAGTAAGAAAATAAACGGATTTTAAACAAAGGAGACTTAAATGTTCTTATCCGAAAATTATAGCAAGAAATGGGAAGCAATTCTGGAGCATCCAGATCTTCCCCAAATCAAAGATTCATACAGAAAAGCTGTTACGGCAGTTCTTCTTGAGAATCAAGAGAAGTCCCTTCGCGAGGATCGTAATGCTCTTTTCGAGGCAGCTCCAGTAAATAATATCAGCGCAACTGATGGTATCCAGAAGTATGACCCAATCCTTATTGGTTTGGTTCGTCGTGCTATGCCTAACCTCATGGCTTATGACATCTGCGGTGTCCAGCCAATGACGGGTCCTACTGGCCTTATCTTCGCGATGAGATCCATGTATAACGGCGAGAGAGCTAATACATCTACAAGAGTTGAAGCACTCTTCGACGAGGCAAACACTGCATTTGCTGGTACAGGTACAAGCGCAGGTTCAAATCCTGTTGATGGTACTTATAATACTGGTACAGCAAGAAGCACAGCAACCGCTGAAGCTCTTGGAACCTCTGGTTCTGCAGACTTCAACGAGATGTCTTTCTCTATCGACAAGACAACAGTTACCGCTAAGAGCAGAGCTCTAAAAGCTGAGTACACCGTTGAACTTGCTCAAGACTTAAAAGCAATTCATGGTCTTGATGCAGAGGCAGAGCTGTCAAACATCCTTTCGCAAGAGTTTATGTTTGAGATCAACCGTGAAGTTGTTCGTACAATCTACAAAGTGGCAAAGACTGGATCTCCAGCAACAGCAACTCCTGGAACATTTGATCTAGACGTTGACTCAAATGGACGTTGGTCTGTTGAGCGCTTCAAGGGTCTCCTGTTCAATATCGAGCGTGATGCTAACCACATTGCACAAGATACTCGTAGAGGAAAAGGTAACTTCATCGTTTGCTCCGCAGACGTTGCAAGTGCTTTAGCTATGTCTGGTGTTCTTGATTACAACCCAGCACTTAGCACAAACCTCACAGTTGACGACACTGGCAATACTTTCGCAGGTGTTCTAAACGGACGTTTCCGTGTTTACATCGACCCATATTCGGCTAACCTTGGTTCTGCTAGCCAGTTCTATATGGTTGGTTATAAGGGATCTTCACCATATGACGCAGGTATTTTCTACTGCCCATATATCCCGTTACAAATGGTTCGTGCGATCGATCCTAACAGCTTCCAGCCAAAGATTGGCTTCAAGACTCGGTATGGTCTTATTGCTAACCCATATGTTACAACCTCCGGCAGTTCCGCTGGTCCTGCTGATGCTGATACCTTTACAGCAAACAGAAACCAGTACTATCGTAAGACTAAGGTTGTTAACCTTATGTAATAAAACCGGCGTAGATCGGTATTTAAAGGGGGAAGAAATTCCCCCTTTTTTTATTCTTATAAATAAATAGAGTAAAAGGAAATATATGGCATTTACTGCAAACATTGATTTATTAAAAACAAATTACCAAAGTTCGTTGCCAAGTACATATGATTACTTGCGTCCGAATGCTTTTAGATTTGGCATAAAAGATCTTCCGAATACATCTTTTACCTGTCAATCTGCAAATCTACCTTCTCTTCAATTTGGTTATGCGGTGCAGGCCACACCTTTTGTTGACATACCCACTATAGGTGATAAAATAAATTTTGGAGATTTTACTATTAGATTTTTGATTTCGGAGGATATGTCGAATTATTTAGAATTATACAGATGGTTGATTGCTCTCGGCTTCCCGAAGAACTATGGGCAATTCCGAAATTTTGCTTCAACCAAACCTAGTAGATTTCCTTTTGTAACTAAATCCGATGGTACAAGTGAAGTTTTGGCTTACTCGGATGGAACTTTGACTATTTTAGACTCGACAAACAATGCATTAGGTAATATAATTTTTAAAGACTTATTTCCAATATCATTAGAAGCACTTGATTTTGATGTGGCATCATCTACCGTAGAATATTTTACCGCGATCGCTTCATTTAGATATACAATATTTGAAGTAGAAGTATTATAATTTTTAACTTGGAGTTATTATGACTAAGAAAAAAGTAACACCTATGAACCTGCCTCCTGTTCCAAAACTACCAAAGGCAGGAGACACCCCACAAAAAACACCTAACGGCTTGACCCAGCAGAAGATGGAAGTCAAGCTGGATGACCTTCGAAAGGAAAAGCTGTTTATTGCTACTCCTTGTTATGGGGGCATGCTTACTGAGGCATACTTTAGATCAGTAGTGCGCCTCCTAACATTCTGTAATCAGCATGGCATTCCTGTAGCATTTGGAACTATCGCGAACGAGTCACTGGTTACTCGAGCAAGGAATGTGCTTGTTGCTTACTTCCTGCATAGTAACTTCACTAAGCTAATGTTTATTGATGCAGATATTGAATTTCAGGTTGAGGATGTAATTAAACTGATGGCCTATGATAAAGAGGTCGTGGTTGGCGCTTATCCGAAGAAGGGTGTTAATTGGCAGCGTATTCGTTCCAGCATGGTTAAGGATCCTGCAGAAACATTTAATGATAAGCAGATTGCGGCATTTGGATCTGATTATGCTATTAACTTCAAATTTCTAAATCGAGAAACAAAACAAATTGCAATCGAAAATGGCCTTGTTCGATTGCATGATGGTGCTACAGGATTTATGATGATTAAGCGTTCTGCAATTGATAAGATGATAGAGGCCTATCCAGAATTGAAGTATAATAATGATCTAAATACTCCTCCAGAATTAAATCCGCATTTTTATGCTTTCTTTGATACGATGATTGATCCTAAGGATAAGAGATACTTGTCCGAGGACTATTGCTTCTCGCGAAGGTGGCAAGAACTTGGTGGAGAGATTTGGCTTGATCCCAGCATTTCCCTTAACCACTATGGTTCATTTAATTTCCAAGGAAATCCTCAGCAAATTATTCAAATCTAAATTATGAAACTTTCTGAGCTTCAAGAGATGTGGGCAGATGACTGTAAGATAAATGAAATGAATCTTGGACAGGAATCTGTTCGCACTCCTATGTTGCATTCTAAATACTTAAACCTTCTTTCTTCAACAAGATTAAATTTGAGGAAATCTGAATCTGATTATCTTAATATGAGGAGAAAGAAGTATAAGTATTATCGGGGCGAAATGTCTGAAGAAGAATTAAGTGATGAGGGGTGGGATCAATGGCAAGGAAACAAACCATTAAAAAATGAGATGGATGAGTTCCTTCAAGTTGATCCTGATTTGGTTAAATTAACTGATAAAGTAGAATACTACAAAACAGTATTATATCAACTAGAACAAATTATTCGTTCTATCAACGGAAGAACCTGGGATATTAAAAATTCCATAGAATGGAATAAGTTTACTAATGGTATGTTGTAATGTCGGATATAAAAATAGTAAATAAAGATCATGCATATCTCAAGGTTAAGGCAGAACCTTCAATTGCACAAGAGTTAAACGACCATTTTTCCTTTGAAGTTCCCGGAGCAAAATTTCATCCTTTATATAAATCCAGGATGTGGGATGGCAAGGTTAGATTGTTTTCTATGTTTACCCAAGAATTATACGTTGGGTTGAAGAGTTATGTTGAGCATTTTGCCAAGGAGCGAGATTATACTATAGATGATTCTGAGTATGTTACAACTGCAGACTCGGTAACATATGAAATGATTAAAGAATATTGTGAAGGGTTGAATCTTGCATCTAAGGGAGAACCTTTAACAATACGCGAATATCAGATAGATGCAGTATACCGAGCAATTTCTGAGGGAAGAAAACTTCTATTATCTCCGACAGGATCAGGTAAGTCTCTAATCATATATTGTATCTTGAGGTGGCACTCGGATTGCGGCAGAAAGCAATTAATACTTGTCCCCACTACATCTTTGGTAGAACAGATGTACTCAGATTTTCAAGATTATTCTTCATTAAATGGTTGGAAAACATCTAACCATTGCCATCGAATATATGGCGGACATGAAAAGTCCAATGAGTTTCCCATAGTTATTTCTACATGGCAATCTTTATATAAATTACCTAAACAATTTTTTACTATTTTTGATTGTATATATGGGGACGAGGCCCACTTATTTAAGGCCAAATCCTTAACAGGAATACTAAATAAATGCGTCAAGTCTCCATACAGGATCGGTACTACTGGAACTTTAGATGGAACTAAAACACATAAGTTAGTATTAGAAGGTTTGTTTGGTCCAGTATATAAAGTCACAACTACCAAACAATTAATATCGGATAAGACACTTGCAGATTTAGAGATATTTAATTTAATATTAAAATATCCAGATGAGATAAGAAAGTCGGTTAAAGGATTATCATATCAGGAAGAAATGGATTTCATAGTTCAATATGAACCGAGGAATAAATTCATACGCAATCTTGCGATAAGCCAAGAGGGAAATACCCTTGTTCTTTTTCAGTATGTAGAAAAGCATGGTAAAATATTACATGATATGATCTATACCAAATTGGCAAATAGGGAAAAAGAAAGAAAAGTGTTCTTTGTATTCGGCGGTACGGATACTGAGCAGCGTGAAGAAATACGAAGGATAACCGAGACTCAAAATGATGCGATTATTGTGGCATCTTATGGTACTTTTTCTACAGGTATTAATATTAAGAGACTACATAATATTATATTCGCATCCCCTTCTAAATCCCGAGTGAGGAATCTACAATCCATTGGTCGAGGACTTCGTACAAGTGAAGATAAAACTGGATGTAAATTATATGATATTGCTGACGATTTAACTTGGAAGAGTAAAAAGAATTATACATTATTACATATGATTGAGAGAATTAAAATCTATAATGATGAGCATTTCAATTATAAGTTAGTAGAAGTACCTTTAACCTGAAAGGATTACTAATGGACGACGCACTTTATTATAAAATGCTCAAGTTAGTTAATGGTGATACTATCATCTGCAGAACTGATGATAGTTGCATTAATTTATACGATAGACCACTTATTAATATTATAGAACCTATAATGATAAACCTTTTGAGAATTCCTAGAGAGAATTCTATAGTTGAAAGTTACATATTAATCCCTTGGTTATCCTTTGCAGAAAATGATATACTAGAAATTCCTACCTCTCAGATTCTAGTTGCATCTACACCAAAAAAGGAATTGATTTCTAACTATATAGAATATACAATGAACAGAGGTAAAGATGATTCCTCGCTATCTGAAGAAGATTTAGAAGAGGATGAAACTGAAGATATTTTAGAAGAAATGTTAAACGCAATACAGAGGGGTGAAGAAGATGCCGAAGAAGAAGAAAGAGATCGAGGAATTAACAGAGGAAGTAAAAGAAGTACAAGAATACTCCACTAGAAATATTCCTACATCATCGCATTACGTAGATAATAAAAAGTTTTTAGCTGCGCTTATAGATTATAAGAATGACGTAAATAAAGCAGATCTGGCGGATAAAGAAATACCGCAGGTGCCTAATTATATAGGCGAATGCTTTATTAAAATTGCCACCCATTTATCATATAAATCCAACTTCATAAATTATACTTTTAGAGACGATATGATTTCGGATGGTATTGAAAATTGTTTAACTGCAGCAGCAAAATTTGATCCAGAGAAATCTTCTAATCCTTTTGCATATTATACGCAGATCATTTATTTTGCATTTATTCGCAGGATACAAAAAGAAAAGAAACAACAGGCGACTAAATATAAAATGATTGAGAATTTGGATTTGGATGCTCTAATTCAAGAAGGAGATGATTCTGAGGCTGGTAGACAATTGGTTGAATATTTGAAAAAACAATTGGACGTTATAGATCCGGATAAGCGGGAAATTCCTAGTCAGAAAAAGAAAAAGGAAAAAAAGGAAGAAAACGTTATAGACTTCTATGCGAATTAACTATATAATATTATTATGGCTAAACTAAAAATTGCAGAATTATTTTATTCTATTCAGGGCGAAGGGCGCTATATGGGCGTGCCTTCGATATTTCTAAGAACTTTTGGATGTAATTTTACTTGTTCCGGTTTTGGTATGCCGACGGGAGAACAATCCGCGGAACGGGATATAGTATTTCAAACTATAGATAAGTATAAAAAATATGAAGACCTTCCTCTCGTCACTACTGGATGTGATTCATATGCTAGTTGGGATCCTCGCTTTAAGCATCTTAGTCCTGTTCTTGACACCAATAGTGTGGCTGACGCGATTGCTGATTTACTTCCGGAAAACCGTTGGGGCGATATTCACTTAGTTATTACTGGAGGCGAGCCGTTATTGGGTTGGCAAAGATCATATCCCGATCTTTTAAATAACCCTAAGATGGTTCCTTGTACCGAAATTACATTCGAGACAAATGGTACACAACCTCTGTCTGAGGAGTTTGAAGAATATTTGTTTGAGACCTGGACTCGATATGGTAGGGATTACGATAAATTGACATTCTCAGTATCTCCTAAATTGTCCGTGTCTGGTGAAAAATGGGAAGATGCTATAAAACCTGATGTAATTAAGCAGTATGAAAAAAATGGGTATACCTATCTCAAGTTTGTGGTGGCTAATGAAGATGATGTCAAAGAAGCAGAAGAAGCAGTTAATGAATATCGTAAAGCTGGATTCGGCGGTACTGTATATTTGATGCCATGTGGCGGTGAAGAAATTATGTATAATAAACATAAAACTACTGTTGCAAATCTAGCAATGGAGAAAGGTTGGAGATATTCAGACCGTCTTCAGATTCCGCTCTTTAAAAATGCGTGGGGAACCTAATGGGAATAAAGTATACTATTGAAGAATATCGAAAGGATATAGATATCCTTCGCCATGCAATATTGAAGTCCGGCACTAGATATGATTTAATAGTGGGCATTCAAAGGGGAGGATTGGTTCCCGCAGTGCATTTATCAAATATATTAGATATCCCAATGGCATCAATACAATGGTCACATAAGGGAATACGAGAAGAGGAAAGTCCAACATTATTAAATAATAGAGAACGTAATATTCTTTTAGTTGATGATATTTTGGACAGGGGTGACACATTACACTATATTCAAAAACATTACTGGAAGATGGATACTGCAGTATTAATTTATAATTTTATTAATCAATATAGTATTGTTCCTAATTTTTGTGCCCAGACAATTAATCGAAACGATACTCCCGAATGGTTTGATTTCTGGTGGGAAACTATATAAATAATTGTGCTACACAAAGGTAGCAAATTTCAATCTCAATATCCGAGTAAGGAAGGATTCTAAAATGTCATATAATAAAACTAAAACTGATCCTGAGTTGGGTCTCGCAATACACAAGCATCTTGAGGAAATGGGTGTAGAAACTCCTATGAACGAAATGGCTCTGGGATATCCGATGGATCGTAAAACTAAGATCGATGTAATTGAAAATTATTTTTCTCAAATTATGGTAGCCCTCGGATTAGATCTTCGAGATGATAGTTTAACAGAAACTCCTAAGCGTGTTGCCAAGATGTATGTCAACGAGATTTTCTGGGGATTGGATTATGAGGCATTTCCTAAATGTACAACCGTTGAAAATAAGATGGAATATAATGAAATGGTTGTCGAAAGGAATGTTAATGTCCAAAGTAACTGCGAGCACCACTTTGTAATAATTGACGGTAGGGCAACGGTTGCGTATGTTCCTAAAAGGAAAGTTCTCGGATTGAGTAAAATTAATCGTATCGTTGAATATTTTAGTAAGCGTCCTCAGATTCAAGAAAGGCTTACTGAGCAAATCTTTCATGCACTTCAATTCATATTAGAGACCGAAGATGTTGCTGTTCTAATTGATGCTCAGCATTATTGTGTTAAATCTCGAGGTGTCGAGGATGTGGGTAGTTCTACAGTAACCGTGAGATTAGGTGGAGGATTTAAAACCGATCCTGCGGCTCGTAATGAATTTTTAAGTATAGCTCGAATGGGAAATAAATGAGCATGAATGTTATGGTTGATCTGGAGACAATGTCTACCAGAGCAGATGCGGCGATTTGTTCTATTGGTGCAGTAAAATGGGCAGCAAGTAATATATTGGATACATTTTACTGCACCATTAGTATTGATAGTTGTAAGGATGCAGGATTGAGAATATCTAAGGATACTGTGGAATGGTGGTCTAGACAAAATCCAGAAGCGTTAAAAGAATTACGTAGGAATAATATTCCTCTAACCGAAGCACTAGAAAAATTTTCAGATTGGTATGGGCAATTAAGTGTTCCTGTTTGGGGTAACGGTGCTGTATTCGATAATACTATTTTATCCAATGCATATTTTACTTTGGGTATGAAACCTCCTTGGAAGGCCTGGGACGATCGTTGTTATAGGACAGTAAAGAATTTGTTTCATTGGATTCCTGCAGATGAAAGGGAAGGTACTCATCATAATGCGTTAGATGATGCTATGTTTCAGACAAAACACTTGATCAAAATTTTAGGTGAATAAATGCAGACATATAAAAAGAGAATTGCTTTTTGTTTAAGCGATCAACATACTATACCTCATGGTGGGTTGGGACAATTTGCTAAGAGCTTCGTAGAAAATTTTACTCCACTTGGATATAAGATTGATATCATATCCGACAAACCCACATCCAATACTGAGTTTAAGGAATACCTTGAGAGCAAGGGCGCTAGATTCGTATACCCGAGTTACGTAACTCCTTATACCGACCATACCAAGACTTTTATATTTGAGGATTCGTATAACATAGAGAAGATGATTAACTTCAGAAACTCTATGCTAAAGGCATTGAATGATAATGTATATGATATCATTATCTGTAATACATTAGAATCCTTCCCCGCAGTATACTGTTTAAACATTCATCGTTACTGCCAAATTATCTATTATACTCATAATGAAAGTATGGTATTCTTGGATGATCGATCTTGGAAAAATGAGTTTACCGAGTCCTTTAATGAATATTTTAATGCCCTTTTAACTTTGCCGAATATTGTTATTGGAACGCAGACGGATAGAAATAAGAATGAATTAGCTAAGCGTTTTAGTACAGCAAGGTGTTTACCATTACCTATGCCCGAGGCAGATCTGCTAAATAAACACGAGAAAGAAAAGTCAGGTGTTCTATGGATCGGTCGTTGGGAGCCAAGGAAGAATCCTGAAGCATTTGTGAAGATGATTGCAGAGACCAAGTTACCTGCAAAGATAATCACTAATACTAACGGTGCTAAGAAATTTGAAAAGGCGATGCAGGAGATAGGAGCCGATTTCCAAATAAAGATAGGAATTATTGGTCAGGAAAAAGTTAATTTTATAACCTCTGCCCGTGTAGCGTATAATCCTGCACTAAGGGAAAGTTTTGGATTGGCATTTTATGAGACTATGGGACACATGCCAACGATTACTATTAAAGGCGTTTCATGGACAGATAATTTTGATCAAAAGTATTTTATATCTACAACTAAAGATAAAGTTAATGATGTAATTACTAAACTATATAATTCAGATATTTCTAAATGGTATGATACCGGAGCATTGGATTACGTTAAAAGTATGAATGATAATGGTATTCAAAATTGGTTACAATGTTTTGATAGTTTTAAGCCTGCAGAATCTAATTCGGATAGGGCGAAGATTAATGAAAAGTATACCGTACGGTATAAGGAATTTTTAATTTCGCTAGGACGGAAAGATATAGCAATTGATGATATCCGTTCTGTATTGACAAACAAGCATAAATTTAATACAATATATACAGATACTGATAGTTATTTGTCTAAGGATAAAAACTATATCCCAGAAGAACAGGAAGAATCCTCTTTAGAAAGTTTATTCGCATGAGTAAGAGTTTAGAATATGTAATTTCGGGTCCCGCATATCTCAGATTAGGTGCAGAACAATGTAACGATCCCGAGACTTTGGAAATGATTAATAGTATGATTTCTCGCACTGTCCATAATAAAAATGGTCATGAGTTCTCGTTATTATATAATGGATTTACTGAAAAGAACTTTGGTAAGAAACTACAAAAGTATAGATCAGCAATCAAGAATATCCATGCGGACTCAGGTGGTCTACAGATTATTACCCGGGGGCTTCCTAATACCCCGGAAACAAGAAACAAGGTATTTAATAATCAAGCAGAATGGGCAGACATTGGAATGTCCTTCGATGAAATTCCCGTAAAGACAACTAGCACAGATGGTACTAGTGCAAAGATCGATACTCGCCGTAGATACTTTGATGTTCATAATTTTGAGAATTATGCTAGGCAGACGGGTAAAAATCTCAAGGAACAGATTGAGACTTATGATAAACTAAATAGTAAGTGCCGACCTTTTATGATTGTCCATGGTGCGTGTCATGAGACTTATGCTCAATGGGCAAATTATGTTCTTGAAGAAGTAGGAAATCTAAAGGATAGGATTGGTGGTGTTGCCATGGGATCTGCAGCATTAGGTATGGGGCAGCTTGAAGATGTTAAACGGGCATTCTATGTTTCTCTGCTTCCAATGGAAAAACCTTTTCATCTACACGTTCTTGGAGTTGGCGCATTAAAGAGAATGTTGCCCTATTTACTTTTTTCGCAAACAGGATTATATGAAAATATTGACATATCTTATGACTCTACTACTCACTCTATGTCCCTTGATAATGGCTTGTTCTACTTCTCATACTATAAGAAGACCGGAACGGGATATGGAGGTTCTTCAGTAAAGATGGGAAGGCCATTCTCAAATATCTATAATACCGTGACTGAGGAAATTAATACTGTATGCAATTTGGATTTCAATCCTACACAGTTTCATGAATTGATGAATATTTCTGTGGGTGAGTATGTAGAGAAGGGTGGGAAATTTAAGGATATTATGGAAGCTAGATTGGGATTCATTTTAACTAATGTCCATAATTTTACTAAGGATGTAGAGACACTTAAAACTAATAAGGAAGAGTTCCTAAGATTTTGCAGGGATAAAAAGTGTGAAAATGAGTATGCTACTCTATTTGATGTTAAAACTATTGATGACTTTTTATATTGGGAACGGCATGTTGGCAGCAAGTATATGGAATCCGAATCTGTTGCCCATGCTCCGCCGGTATCACTTGAGGAGTTATTCGCATGATTATTACACGATGGATTGAAGTAAGCTTTCAGAAAGAGGGCATTCATAAATACCCTGCTGCTTTAGATGATCCTAAATTATCAGATGTTTCTTTCTTAGGATATCCGCATAGACATATTTTTCATTTCTATGTCCGGCTTGAGGTTGAGCATAATGACAGAGATGTAGAATTTATTCTATTTAAACGAGAACTAGAAAACCTTTTTGAGCAGGGCACTATGCAATGCGATTATAAATCCTGCGAGATGTTGGCTGAGGATTTAATTAAATATATACAAGAAAAATATCCGAAGCGAGATATTACTGTCAAAGTATATGAAGATAATGAAAATGGTGCTATACTAGAATATTCTAGGAATTTAAATTTTAGGGTGCTTTAATTATGAGAAAACTATGGTATATGGGTTTAGAGCCCTATGAAGGTAGATATACACTTCAACTTGAACAATGGTCTGAGAAAGCATTTAAAGATTGTGGATTGAATTATGAAATTGTTCGAGGTCAGACCTTAGATAATTCTAAGGCAATTGTTACTGGGCAGGTGCTCGATGCGCATGGGCGCTCATATTATTCCTTAACTCAGATGGCAAACTTAGTTCAGAAAATGAAGAACGGTGAGGTTACATCTGAGGATGTTATCTTCTTCGAGGATATGTTCACGCCTGGTATCGAATCCTTGCCTTACATCATGGATCAGTCGGACCAGTTGCCTAATGTATATGTTCGATGCTTAGCACAGACTATTGATCCAGACGATTTCCTGCACGTCTGGAACATGGATGATTGGATGAGAAAGTATGAAGAAATGCTTCTTCCGTGGGTAACGGTATTGGCTTCTAATGAAGAAATGGTTGCTCATATGAGGATCGCAGGATGGCGCGCCCCAATTTATAACATCTCCGGACTTGCTTTTGATAAGAACGAAGTAAGATCTAGAGTGGCTAAACTACCAGACTTTGAAGATAGACCTCGACGAGTAGTATTTGCTGCTAGATTTGATAGGGAAAAGCAACCTCATTGGTTTATGGATTTGGCTCAAAAGTTTAAAAGAACTTTTCCTGATGTAGAATTTGCTATACTATCAGGTGGACCTTTACGTTCTAATGATCCTTCTGCTTTAGAAAGAGTCCGTTTATTGGAACAGGGTAATGTTATTACCATACATGAAAACCTTAGTAAAAATCAGTATTATCATTTGTTAGGGAATAGTAGAGTATTGTTCAATTGTGCTTTGCAGGATTGGACATCCAATACCGCATCCGAGGCGGATGCGCTGGGAACAAACTGTTTATATCCTGCCTATAGATCGTTTCCCGAGACATTTGCTAATGATCCTAACTGCCTTTATATTCCTTGGTCTATGAATGATGCTATGGATAAGTTAGAAAATCTATTAGACAAACCTCATTATAATCTAGGTAAGTTATCAGATTGGACGTCCAATACTATACATCGTTGTATAGATATTATGACACAATACGATGGATATGAGAAATGGTATAGGAGCCCAGCAACATATAGAGAGCACGTTACGCATGCAAAATACTAAAGTACTCGTAACGGGAGCCGCCGGATATATCGGTGGGCAAATTTGTATAGAACTTAAAAAGAAAGGTTACTATGTAATTGGCATCGACCGCAGATATAGACCTCATCTAAATAAATTCTATGATCAATTTTGGCAAATAGATTTTTGTTCCGAACCATCATTCAACGTATTAGACAAGGAAAAACCTGATGCCATTATACATTGTGCTGGTACTAGTTTAGTTGGACCGAGTATAAAAGATCCTGATGAGTATTATGGTAATAATTTTCAAAAGACATACCATTACTTAAAAGTATTAAAATCTGTATCTCCAAAAACTAAATTTATTTTTAGTAGCAGTGCATCGGTATATGGTATACCTGCAGGTTCCTTAGATGAAACCCATTCTTTGAAGCCTATCTCCCCGTATGGTGAGAGTAAGGTGATGGTTGAAAATATGCTTGCATCATATGCCAAAGCATATGGATTAGATTATGTAGCATTTAGATATTTTAATGCTTGTGGGGCGGATGAAGAGGCGCAGCATGGACAAGAACCTAATGCATCACATATCTTTGCTCAATTGTTTGAATCTGCTAAAGGGGATAACCCTTTCACTCTGTATGGCATGACATACGATACTAAGGATAAAACTTGTATTCGAGATTATGTCCATGTCCAGGATATTGCAGATGTGCATATAATGGCTATTGAAAAAGACATGCGCGGTGTATATAATATAGGATCAGGTGAAGGTTTTTCAAACTTAGAAATATTTGTAGAAGTCGAGGAATTCTTTAAGAAAGAATTGGTTATGATAGTGGAAGCTCCTAGGGAAGGAGATCCTGCAGTATTAGTAGCCAATCCAAAAAAATTATTTGATCTAGATTATAGACCGAAAAGACAACTGACAAAAATTATTGAATCCTTAAATCTCTGGTATTCTTCAGAGATATATAATAGACAGAGGACTAGCAATGACATTCATCCCTCTTAAAATACTCTGCATGTCATCAAACTTGCTCATGGAGACTAGAGATGGCAAAATTTTATTCAACAAAAACATATGGAAATGATCGAGGTTTAAGTTGTTGTTTTAGGCAATGGAGAAGTACTCACTCCCATTGTTCTTTATTACATGGCTATTCTATAGGAGTACGGGTAATATTTGAATGCGACACTTTGGATGAACGAAACTGGGTTATGGATTTTGGGGGACTAAAGAGTTTTAAAAAATGGTTGGAGGCAACCTTTGATCACACGTTAATTATCGCAAGAGACGATCCGGAGTATGAACTATTTAAGAATCTTCCCGCGCATGTGGCAGACATTCGCATTGTAGATGGTGTAGGATGCGAGAGGTTTGCGGAAATGGCATATAACAAAATGAGGGAAATTTTAGAAGATGATATAACTGAAGGCAGGGCACTTAATCCAACTGTACGAGTAAAATCTATGGAGGTATTTGAGCATGAAGGAAACTCAGCAATCTACGAAGCTTGAAAGGCATATTGATCACTTACAGGAAGAGCATGATAGAATAGATCAAGAAATCAAAGATAGATATAAAAATTATGATAATGATATTCTCATAAGTGATCTAAAAAAGAAAAAATTAAACATAAAAGATGAGATTGAGCTTTATAAAAAAGACATGGCGACTTTGGGCTAAGGCATTAGGGGAAAAGGCTTCCCCTAATGATAGCGAAGCCGATAAGATTGCGATAATTAGAACTGTCATTGTATTAGTTTATGTTATTGCTAATATATTCTTAGTAGCAAACGTGATAAGGCATTGGTAATGAAAGTAGCATTAATAACAGATACTCACTTTGGAGCAAGGTCAGATTCATTACAATTTGATCAATACTTCAAAAAGTTCTACGACGAGATATTTTTCCCTCAGTTAAAATCTAGGGATATTACCCACATCATTCACCTAGGCGATACTTTTGATAGAAGAAAGTATATTAATTATCAGACTTTAAAATCCTGTAGGGAATATTTTTTCGACAGATTAAAGATACTAGATATTGAATGCTTGATGATTGCGGGTAATCATGATACGTATTTTAAAAATACTAACATGGTAAATTCTCCCGATCTACTTTTAAATGACTACACCAATATACAGGTTATAGATTCTCCGGCAACCGTGGACTTTGCTGATTCCAGTTTTTGTATGATACCTTGGATTTGTGCAGAGAATTATCAGGAGACTCTAGATGTTATAGAAAAAAGTACTGCAGATATATGCCTTGGGCATTTGGAACTTTCGGGCTTCGCTATGTTTAAGGGGCAAGAGAATCATGAGGGAATGGATCCGAAAGTATTTAATAGTTTTAAATTTGTAGCATCTGGTCATTATCACCATAGAAGCAGTAAAGGCAATATCCACTATCTAGGAAATCCATATCAGATGTTTTGGAATGACTATGATGATCCTCGGGGATTTCATATCTTAGATACTGAAACATTAGTTGCAGAATTTATAGAAAATCCATTTACTATCTTTGAGAAGTATTACTATGACGATGAAAAAGAAGATCCGTCGACTCTAGATTATGAAAAATATAAATCTAAATTAGTTAAAGTTGTTGTTCTTAACAAAAAAGACTTTTACAAGTTTGATCAATTTGTAGATAATCTATATAAAGTTAATCCTATAGAAGTTAAAATAATAGAAGATTTTTCGGAGTTTGAATCTGAAGCATTAGATGAGACAATTGATCTTGAGGATACTATGACCCTGTTATCCAATTATGTTGATAGTGTGGAGACAGATGTTAACAAGGACAAATTGAAGAATATTCTTAAGGAATTATATGTTGAAGCGCAACATTATGAGGAAGTATGATTAAATTTAAAACTATAAGATGGAAAAACTTTTTATCTACAGGTTCACAATTTACAGAAATAAAACTTAATCATTCTTCTACAACTTTAATCGTAGGAGAGAATGGTGCTGGTAAGAGCACTATTTTGGATGCCTTGTGTTTTGTTTTATTCAACAAGCCATTTAGAAACATCAACAAACCTCAGTTAATGAATACTATCAACGGCAAAGGATTGGAGGTTGAGGTTGAATTTTCTATTGGCAAAAAAGACTATAAAGTAATCCGCACAGTTAAACCTAATAAATTTGAAATACTAGTAAATGGCACGCTGGTTAATCAGGATGCTGCGGTCAGAGACTATCAAAAATACTTAGAAGAAAGTATTCTAAAGTTAAACTATAAATCCTTTACTCAAATCGTCATCCTGGGTTCTGCATCATTTACCCCCTTCATGCAATTATCGTTAGGTATACGAAGGGAAATTATTGAGGATATTTTAGACATACAAATATTCTCGGTAATGAATACGCTTCTAAAGGATAAGATAACGGAGAATAAAAATTTAATTACTGACCTTGAAACTAAACTAGAAGTGGAAAAACAGAAGATCAAGATACAGCAAGATTATGTCAAAACTCTTGAAGCAGATAAAACTAAGAAGGTAAACGATGTTGCTAATATTATAGCAAATACTAATATTGAGGTATCCGAGTATCAAGTTAAATCCGATTCCCTACAAGCCGAGATTGAGGAATTAAATTCTAAGATTGACGATGAGGATGAATCGGAAAATAAGCATGATAAATTAAATCAACTTTTACATCGACTCAATGTTAAGATTTCAGATATCAACAAAGAAATAGAATTTTATAGTGATCACGATAACTGTCCTACGTGTAGCCAAGCTATTACCGAGGATATTAAGACCGATCATCTCAACAAATATAATAGTAAAATTGAAGAGCTGAATGGTGCTATTTCAGACTTGACGGGTCAGATTGATGCTATTCAAACTAGGTTAGATGAAATTTCTTTAATTAAGAAAGAGATCGGACTACTCCAAGATGAATCCATCAAGACAAAGCAAAGCATAATTGCTTGCCAAAACTATATTCAAAAGCTACAAAAAGATATAGAAGAAGCGAATCAAAATGTAGGAAATATTACTGAAGAAAAAAATAAGTTAAAAGCACTGGCAAAGGATGCGATGGCTCTTGCTGAGAAGAAAAGCGAATACACTGAGGATAAACATTACCTAGATATTGCAGGAATACTTCTAAAAGATACAGGTATTAAAACTAAAATTATCCGACAATACTTGCCCGTCATTAATAAATTAGTAAATAAATATCTGGCAGCAATGGATTTCTTTTGCCACTTTGAATTAGACGAAACATTTAATGAGGTTATTAAATCTAGGCATAGAGATGAATTTAGTTATGCATCATTTAGCGAAGGTGAGAAGCAAAGAATTGATTTGGCTTTATTGTTTACTTGGCGAACAATTGCTAAGATGAAAAATAGTGCAAGTACAAATTTACTTTTATTAGATGAAGTATTTGATTCTTCCTTAGATGCAAATGGTACAGATTATGTTATGAACTTACTTAATACCCTCGGAGAAGAAACTAATGTATTTGTAATTAGCCATAAGGGTGACCTATTATTTGATAAGTTTAGAAGTGTAATAAAATTTGAGAAAGTACAAAATTTTTCTAGGATAGCAAAATGATTTTGACATTAGTTTCCCATGAGGATCCTATATTACAAACTCCGGTTTCAGATTTTAATTTCGATGGCGATATTGACCCTGTTGATCTAGCACAAAATCTATATGAAACAATGCGAGAATTTGGAGGGGTTGGTTTATCTGCAAATCAAGTAGGAATAAATACTAAGGCATTTGTTATCGGTTGGGACGAGGCAAGGATAAATGTTTTTAATCCTCACATAGTAAATTATACAGGCAAGGAAGTTTTAATGGATGAAGGATGTTTAAGTTTTCCGGGTATATATATGAAGGTTAAACGTCCCGGTAGTGTACATGTTAAATTTCAAACTGAGACTGGAGGATGGAAGGATGAGGTTTATTGGGGAATTACCGCAAGGATATTCCTACATGAATACGATCATATGATTGGAAAGACATTTAAGGATAGAGTTACCAAAATGAAATGGGATAGAGCTCTTACAAGATTAGTTAAAAGAATAAGGAGAATGAAATGAGTGCCGCAACTTGGGAATTATATACGCATACAGTTAATGCATATTGTTATTATAATGGTGTTTTCGATGATGATATGATTGACGGTATTATACAACTGGGAGATTCTTTAGAATCTGGAGATGCATATATAGGAGGAGATCTTGAAACCGCCGGGCAAGTTAATGCGAATACTAGAATTACAACTATAGGTTGGGTGCCTGCCAATGAGGATACCGCTTGGTTATATCGTATGCTCACAGATGCTACACTTCAGGCTAATGAAAAATGGTTTGGATTTGATCTTAAACATATAGAATCTCTTCAATACTCAGTATATACTGAGGGAGGTTTTTATGATAAGCATATAGATCATTTCTATCAAGGGGCAGGCCAACTGCCTAGAAAATTAAGTTTTGTCCTTCAATTAACAGATCCTTCAGAATATGAGGGAGGCAAAACTCTAATACATAATGCCGCAGAGCCGTGGCCTATTCCTCAGGAAAAGGGAACAATTACTTTCTTCCCGTCATATACCCTGCATGAGGTTACCCCAATAACTAAGGGAACAAGAAAAGCATTAGTTGGTTGGGTGCATGGACCAAGGTTAAAATAATGAGTAAGATTCCCTTAGAATATCTTGATCTAAGTAATGACTTCGGATTCACGGCAGTAGATGAATCCGAAGTTACGGAACCTATAGTCAATCAGGTAACTTCCTCTGCACAGACGACTGCTCAGCAAAAGTTACAGGCAGTTGAAAAGTTGGTTATGCCGCTCTTGGTTAATCTTATGAAAAATCCCGAAAAGGAATATATACATTGGCCAAATCGCGTGCCGCTTATTGAGAAGCAGATAGAGAAGATTTTAGAGATAACTAGGGCACAGTAATCCATTGATTTACAAAAGGTAAACTAGGTGCTTGACATCGAGTCCTTTTGGCTTTATAATATAAAAAAGCCTAAGGAGATAAGATGTTAGTTCAATCAAAATCTATTCTTGCTAAATTATTAGCAAAAGAAAATATCAGAGTAGAGCATAAAAAAGTAAAGACTGCCTACTTTGATCTTGGAACTCGTACATTGGTGTGTCCTATCTGGGGAGATATGTCTCCAGAACTGTATGACCTACTTTTAGGTCACGAAGTAGGTCATGCTAAAAATACCCCTAAACAGGGTTGGCACGACGCCGTCGTAGAAAATAAGCGTCCGGGGTTTAAGACATATCTCAATGTCGTAGAAGACGCTCGCATCGAGCGTAAAATTAAAGAAGAATATCCTGGACTCAGGGGTCCATTCTCAAAAGCATACTTAGAACTAGCTCGTAAAGAATTCTTTGGTCCTTCCCATATTATAGAATCAGAAGACCTTCCCCTAATTGATAGAATCAATCTACATTTTAAGATCGGTGCATTTGCCAACGTGAGATTCAATGTAACCGAGCAAAAGTTTGTAGATGCTGTGGCAAAGACTGATACTTGGGATAATGTTTGGCAAGTGGCAGAGGAGCTCTACTCTTATGGAAAACAAGAAAATAAATCTATGCGGGAGAAGCTAGAAGAGCTGATGCAGGATTTGGAATTAGATTATCAGAATACTAGCAATGAACAGGAGGAGGACCCTCTGGGAGAGGATTCTGACGATTTTAATTCGTCGGGATTTTCTCAAGATGAGATTGAAGAACTGCAGGATATACTAAATAAGAGCGGAGATAAAGATAGGGGCGGTGAACCAGATGACGAATCGCCTAGATCAATTACTGATACCTTTTTCCGACAGAAAGAAGATGATCTGTTGGATGAGAAAGCTCGACCATACTTATATGCAGATGTACCAATCGCAAATTTAGATGCGTGCATATATCCTTACAGGAAAGTAAAAGATAGTTTTAATTTTGAAGCAAGGTCACGCCGATACCTAGACGATGGCACACAGCATATTAGTGCTAGTTTGGCTATGGTATTCCGAGATCAAACATATAAGAATTTTATGGATTCCAATAAAAAGTATATCTCATATCTGATTAAGGAATTTGAACTGCGTCGAAATGCGAAGCAATTTGCCCGGGCAAAGGTTGCTAAATCTGGAGAAGTGGATGTAAAGAAAGTATTCTCGTATCAATTTAACGACGATATTTTTAAACGAATTACTACCGTACCTGGCGGCAAGAGTCATGGTATGGTTATGATTACAGATTTCTCAGGTTCAATGTCGAATAGTATTAGGGGAACTATTGAGCAGACATTATTGTTGGCAATATTCTGCAGGAAATTGAGTATCCCATTCCGAGTATTCTCATTTACAGATCGTTCTACCCCGAATGAGCTCGAACAGGATCGAGGCAAGCTAGACAAATTCTCAAAAAATAAGGGAGAGTTATCTTGCGAGTCAAATGTTTCTCTTGTCGAATATCTGTCAGATCAGATGTCTAATCGAGAATTTATTGAAGCATCTAAAAACTTTTTATTCCTTGGTGAAGTTTTAGGGGCAGGTAAATACTCAGAATATAGCAGGGACGATGATACTGATTATCGAGTAAAGTATGATGGCTTGCATGCCTTAGGAGGCACTCCTCTGAATGAGGCATTGATTGTTGCCGCAGAATTTTTACCTAAGTTTAAGGATATGTATAAACTAGATATTGTCAATGCCATCATCCTTACCGATGGTCAAGGACATGATCTTTATGCGAAGTATACTGGGGAAATTAAAAAATCTGAATATTATGATTATGCCCGACACTTAACTGAGAGTATCGGTGATTATAATGTCACCAGTTGCAACGTTGTTCTATCGCATAAGAAGACTGGTATTCAGGGCAAAAAATTGAGTCAGCAACCTATTACTTGTGCGTTGCTAGATCTCCTGGGTAAAATTTGTAATACAAATGTAGTAGGTTTTTATCTAATGGACAAACCAACTTCGAAGTATGTGAATAGTTATATGATGGAATACGGTAAGTATTTAGCATATGAAGAAGTAGATGATATGGTAAAATCAATTCGAAGGAACAAATTTGCTACCGCAGATGTCCCTGGATATAAGAAGTTTTTCATCTTGCCAAACGGTAAAGATTTGGAACTTGAAGAAGAGGAAATTAAAGTTGAGCAAAATGCTTCCAAGAATGATCTGAAAAAGGCTTTCATGAAATTTCAGAAGAACAAGCTGACCAACAGAGTGTTCCTTAGCAAATTTATTGAACAGATTGCTTGACAGAGCGGGTTTTAGAATTTATAATATTATATATACTATGATGAAAGGTAATCTAAATGGGTAAGTCTTATTATGATGATGTGCAGCGATTTAAACTTATTTCGGATATTTCAGCAAAATTTGGTTCGGTAGTTTCTAAGGAAAAGATCCTAGAATTTGTAGAGACAAATGCACTCCCGAATCCGCATTTCCTGCTCTCAAATCGAGACATCAAAGTGGGTAAAAATTATGATATTTCTAAATTATTTCAAGGTGAAAGTGTGAACGAAGAAACTCCAGATATGGCTCCCGCAATGCTAGCCCCCGTAGTGCAGCTTCGGCAAAAGAAAATGATTACTGAGGTGGACAATCTTGTCCCTGAGAAAGATAAGAATTATGTTCCTTTTGGTTTCTATAAGCAATTAGAAAAAATTGTAAAAGCTGAGATGTTCTATCCTGTATTCATTACTGGACTATCTGGTAATGGTAAGACCACGATGGTAGAGCAAGTGTGTGCTAAGCTCGGCAAAGAATGTATTCGAGTAAATATCAGCATTGAAACAGACGAGGATGATCTTATCGGTGGCTCTACTCTAATTGATGGTAATATTACCTATAGAGAAGGCCCCGTTATTACTGCGATGCGTCGAGGATCAGTTCTTCTAATTGATGAGATCGACCGAGGCTCTAATAAATTGATGTGCCTTCAAAGCATTCTGGAGGGCAAGCCATTCTTCAATAAGAAAACTGGCGATGTTGTTTATCCGAAGAAAGGTTTTACTGTTATCGCAACAGCAAACACTAAGGGTAAGGGTACCGAGGATGGTCGATTCATTGCAGCACAGATTTTGGATGAGGCATTCCTAGAGCGATTCCCAATTACGGTTGAGCAAGAATACCCTTCAGCTGCAACTGAGAAAAAGATCATCATGAACAAGATGAGTGCCCTAGGTATTGAGAATGAAGAGTTCTGCGATAAGTTAATTACTTGGGCAGAGATTATTCGAAAGACTTTTGAAGAAGGCGGCGTAGATGAAATTATTAGTACTCGTCGACTCCTTCACATCGTCCAAGCATATAGTATTTTTGGTTCGCAAGAAGATTCGATTCAGTACTGTATCAATCGTTTTGACGATGACACGAAGAATGCGTTCCTAGATCTCTACAATAAGATGGGGCAAAAGGAAGAAGCAGAATATGATCCTAATACAATGGCGGGCGATGAAGAGCGCCAAAATGAAGATTTCTAAATTTAATTTTTAAATATAAGGGTGCTTCGGCACCCTTTTTCTATTATGGCAACTACTCCTGGGACTAACCCTGGCGCCTTTTTACCTAGATGGTTTGGGCGGCTCGGTAACAATATACAACAAATATCCAATGCAATATATTACTGCAGGGAAAGGGGAATTCATTTTGATATGGCACCTCACCCTTTCATTGATAATATAGAATTACATTTTGGGGAAGAGCGGAAGCCAGGTAATATGGATAAGTGGTCTTATTTTTATTACTTTAATGGTCCGGAGTGTGACTTTCCTGATATTGATATTGATAAACTAAACAACAATAGGCGGCAAGTATGCCAGCACTTAATATTTCCCTATCTAAAATTAGATAGTAATAATATATTGGCAAAACCTTTAGGTGATGATACTCTGGTAATACATTTAAGATCGGGCGATGCGTATAATAATCCGCATCCTAATTTTATACAAAACCCTTTGATGTACTATGCACAATTGGTCGAAATGTATGGGCCCGAAAATATCTACGTACTTTCCGAGGATAGAAATTGCCCAATCAATATCTTCTTTATGCGAATGAATATTCCTATTCATATACTGGATGAGAAGGAAAGTTATACTACTCTATTGCGGGCAAAAAATTTAGCAAGTTCGGGTTCAGGGAGTTACGTTGTTTCGGCGGCACTATGTTCGCCAAATTTAAAAAGATTTTATTGCACGGATATATGGTTTGAAAATAGTTTGAATGCCTCGATGTTAAAAGAACATATCGAGGTATACTGTATGCCGATAGATAGTAATAAATATATAAAGAAAGGTGAATGGAACTCCTCCGTTGAAACCTTGAATAAATTATTAACTTATACTGAAGATACATCATTTAGGAGAATGTAATGAAATCCAACAAGGTTGCCTTAATTACAGGCATAACCGGGCAGGACGGTTCTTATCTTGCAGAATTACTTTTAGAAAAAGGATATGACGTTCACGGTGTTGTCAGAAGAAGTTCCTCGATCAATACTGAAAGAATAGATCACCTTTATAATAACCCCAAATTAAAATTGCACTACGGCGACATTACTGATTCCCTATCCATTATGGGAATCATTAAAAGGTATATGCCAACGGAAATTTATAATTTAGCGGCACAAAGTCATGTTAAGGTATCTTTTGAAACCCCAGAATATACAGCACAGGTGGACGCTCTAGGAACCCTAAAATTATTAGAAGCGGTCAGGCTTTTAGGTATAGAGGATAAGGTAAAAATTTATCAAGCATCTACATCTGAACTATATGGATTGGTTCAAGAAATTCCGCAAAAAGAAACTACCCCGTTCTATCCTAGATCTCCATATGGTGTAGCGAAATTGTATGCGTACTGGATTGTAAAGAACTATCGAGAATCGTATAATATGTTCTGTTGCTCGGGTATTCTTTTTAATCACGAGTCACCTCGTAGAGGATTTAATTTTGTAACTAAGAAAATTACTGATGCACTATACAATATTAGTAACGGTGACCAGGATTGTTTATATCTCGGCAATTTAAATGCCCTTCGAGATTGGGGACATGCTAAGGATTATGTTAAAGCAATGTGGCTAATCTTACAACAGGACACTCCTGAAGATTTTGTTATTGCGACGGGTAAACAGTATTCTGTTAGGGAATTCGTAGAAGCCTGCGCTCCGTATTTTGGTATGGAGATTGACTGGAGAGGGGCAGGCTTAGATGAAATAGGTGTTGATAAAAAGACGGGCAATACTGTAGTTAAAGTAGACCCTAAGTATTTTAGGCCTGCTGAGGTTGAGACACTATTAGGTGATCCTACAAAAGCTAAAACTGTACTTGGGTGGGAACCTGAATATGACTTTAATGCATTGGTTCAAGAAATGTGTGAGTGCTATTAATGTTGTTTCCTCCTTGCTTCGAGAATATCAATCAGCGGGTTACTGAAAAGTATCTTAACTTCGACAACGGGTTCTATATAGAAGTCGGCGGAGCAGATGGATTTACTCAAAGTAATACCTGGCATCTTGAAAAATATAAAGGATGGAAAGGTATTTTAGTTGAACCTAATTCCGATGCCTATTATCTATGTAAAGATATACGAAAAAATTCCATAGTATATAATTATGCATTGGTATCCAAAGAATTTTCGGATAGCAGTATAACTATGATACATAGAAATGTATATTCTGGAGATCCGGGACTTATGACAGCACCTCAAGATTCTCCCCTCAGGAAAGATGAGACCTGGATGTCCCCGAAAACAGACAATGATACCACTAAAGAATTTACTATTCCTGCGAGGACTTTAGATTCTATATTAGAAGAAAATAATATAGTCAGGGTTGATTTCTTTTCATTGGATGTTGAGGGGTATGAGCTAGAAGTATTAAAGGGATTTAACCTATCGAAATATGAGCCAAAGGTTTTACTTGTAGAATGGCATTTGGACATAACTCAGATAGAGGAATATGTAAAGGATACTCATAAATTGGAAGAGCAATTATCAAAGCACGATTATGTTTTTACTTTGAGGAATTAAGATGGAAAAGAATAGTAAAATATTTGTAGCAGGCCACCGGGGATTGGTTGGCTCTGCCATAGTAAGGAAATTGGAGACAGAAGGATATAATAACTTGGTATTGGTATCTAAATCGCAACTAGATTTAAGAGACCAATGGGCGGTTAGAGAATTTTTTGAACAAGAAAAGCCAGAATATGTTTTTTTAGCTGCAGCAAAGGTCGGAGGCATTAATTGGAACTGGACCAATCCTGGAGAATTTATTTATGATAATCTCGCTATTCAGATCAATGTTATAGATTCTGCATATAGGAATGGATGTAAAAAATTGTTATTTCTTGGATCTGCTTGTATCTATCCAAAAGTTACTCCTCAACCTATCAGGGAGGAATATCTTTTGACCGCACCGTTGGAGCCTACTAATGAAGGTTACGCATTAGCAAAAATTACAGGTTTAAGGATGTGTGAGTATTATAGAAGGCAGTATGGCTTTAATGCCATTAGTTGTATGCCCGCAAATCTTTATGGCCCCAATGATAATTTTATACCAGAGCACGGACACGTTATTCCGGGTATTTTAACTAAGATAAACAATGCTATGAAAAGCGGTTCTGATGAAATTGAATGTTGGGGCGATGGCACCCCTACTCGAGAATTTTTATATGTAGACGATCTTGCTGATGCTTGTTATTGGTTGATGGAAAATTATAATGAACCAGAATTTGTAAATGTTGGCAGCGATGAGGAATTCACAATTAAGGATCTTGCTGAAAGACTTTGTAAAGAAATGAAGTTTGATGGAAAGATATATTGGAACACGGATAAGCCTAACGGCACCCCAAGGAGAAAGATGGATAATTCCAAGCTTAGATCCCTTGGTTGGTATCCTAAGGTTAACTTTGATGAAGGTTTGAAGAGGACTGTAGAATGGTATCTGGAAAACAAAGCATAGTAAGATGGCCCCTAATGGGAGAGACAATCACTTTTACGGATCGTCTAAAGATGGCATACTTTGCTCTTACGACAAAGAAATTTACCAACGGCGAAAAAGTAAAAAAGTTTGAGCAAGAATGGAATGATTGGCTAGGTAGTAAATACTCATTATACGTATCCTCTGGCAGTACAGCAAATCTCTTACTCGTCGATGCCGTTAAAGAAAAGTATCGCATAAAGAATGGCTCTAAAGTATTAGTTCCGGCATGCACATGGGTAACCAATATTGCCCCAATTATGCAGTTGGGATTAAAACCAATCTTCTGCGACATTAATTTATATAATTTTAGTTTTGATACTGCCCATGCATATGAGATTGCTAAGAAGCATCCGGATATTAAAATGATATTCACTACTCATCTGCTTGGATATCCTGCAGACAATGAAAATATTCGTAGTATTTTCAGAGATGCATTATTCATAGATGATGTTTGCGAATCTCACGGTGCAGTAGGACGAGATGGTAGAAAAATAGGCGCCAGCAGTTTAGGTGCAACCTTTAGTTTCTATTTTGGTCATCACATGTCTACAATCGAAGGAGGCATGATTTCTACAGATAGTGTGGAATTATATGACCTTATGAAAATGAAAAGAAGTCATGGCATGGCTAGGGAATCATTAGTTCCAAATATTCATGCTGATATGTGGCCGGAGATAGATAAACAGTTTCTTTTTATGACCGAGGGTTATAATTTTAGAAACCATGAGATTTGTGCTGTCCTAGGATCCTCTCAGTTAAAGCGCTTGGATAGTATGATAGAAAGAAGAAAAAGAAATTTGGAATTGTTTAGTAAAATTATAGACGATTATTCTAATTTATTTTATAATGTAGAAAATGCTGTAGGTAATAGTAGTTTTTGCTTGCCCTTTATATGTAAAACTCCTGAGATAATGCAGAATATGAAAAAGGTTTTTACTGAGAATGGTATAGAATATAGACCCATAGTTAGTGGCAATCTATTGCGGCAACCTTTTCTAAAGAATAAGGGATATAAGTTGGAATCGGGTAGCAAAAATAATGCGGAATTATTACATACACAGGGAGTATATATCGGTAATAGTCATTTTGTAAATGATTCTGATATGAAATTTTTAAACGATATTCTGAGGAAAATAAATGCTGGGTGAAACTTTTGAAAAGGTAATTAAGGATACTGTAGATCGAGTGCTTTCTAAAGGGGAACTGCCGGATGCAGAATATATCGCAACGGATAATTTAGGAGAGGTTGTAGAGAAGCTGGCCATTATTCATATAAGGATGTGGATGCTCGAAGATGCTATCCAAGCGGCAAAAACAGACGAGGAAATCGCAGAGCTAAAAAGAAAGTGCGACATTTGCTTTAAAGTAAAAAGACCCAAGTTTGTGCAGGCAGTTAATTTACTTGTAGATGATGCCATTGCTAATAATAAATCTCTGCGAGAGGATTCTGTCAAATTATATAAAGGAATAGACAATGGCTAAGATAGTATTTTTTAATCATTATCATCGAGGGGATCTTCACACCCACAAAGAATTTATTAGACAAATTAAGGATACGCTTGGCGATGAGGTAGAGTATGAATACCTACATTTTAATCATCCAAAATTAACTAGGGATCTTGATATACCAAAGGTAGGCGACCCAGGACATTTAGATCCAAAGACTCCTTTTTATCAGGATGATGATACACTATACATTAATACTTGGATAGGATGCCATTGGGATTTATTCTGTAAGCATGGCGGTATCAATATGGATTCCCTTCGGGCTTCATGGAAAGTAGTCTATGAAATGGTTAACAAATGCTTTGAAACCGATCTTCAGATGCGCGAAAAAGAATTTTATTTGCCGTCCATAGATTATACTAAATTTGAGACCACCAATATTGCTGAGTATATTTCCGCAAATTCTGAGTATAAGAAAATTTTAATTTGTAACGGATCAGTCAAGTCGGGCCAATCCTTTCAACCTAATATGAAAGAGCAGATAGAAGAAGTGGCACCTAAATATCCTCAGATTCATTTTATATGTACTGAGAAGTTCTATACCGAAGTTCCTAATATTTTGTTTACTGATGATATTATTCAGGATACTGTAGTATCAGAAACTCGTGCTCCTTGGGAAGATAAGCAAAATAATATTTGTGATATGCAAGAGATCTCATACCTAAGTACTTTATGTGATGCCATTGTAGGTAAGAATTCTGGACCATATGTTTTCTGTGAGACAAAGGAAAATTATATGGATAAACAGAAAAAGTTTTTATCCTTTAATAGTAGCTGGGGCAATGCTTTTCATGCTGGCATTCCGGGTACGACTGAGACAATGTCTTGGGATCTAAAATTTGAAGCCGACTATAAAATAGTTATGATCGGTTGGTCGGACGACGGTAAGACTAAATTAGATCATAATGTTTTAAATGATCGAGACAAGAAAATTGTAACCAATGCTTTAGATGAATTGGCAGCTAGCTTATGAAGAAATTAAAATTAGGATTTGCTGATACTCATGAACACCTAGCTAGGTTTTTCCATAGCTTATTATCCAATAGATATGATGTCGAGATTGATAATAAAAATCCCGAGTATTTAATTTTTGGTGATAGAAATTTTGGAGAATCAAATAAACAGTATGATAAAAAGGATGTAGTTAAAATATTCTATACTGGGGAAAACCAACGTCCAGAAGATTATGATTGTCACTATGCTATTTCCTTCGATCATAATTTTAATCCCTGGCATTATAGATTACCTTTATATGTAATCTATATGTGGTCTTTGGAAAATATTCATAATTCTGGATATGACTATTACCACATCTTAGGTGATCGAGAAATAAAGGAAAAAACAGACTTTTGTTCTTTTGTAGTTGGCAACCCTAACTGCAAATATCGTAATGATTTCTTTCAGATGTTAGATAAGATTAAACGAGTAGATAGTCCGGGCAAAGTGTTTAATAATATAGATATTAAACTCGATGGAGAAAAAGCTAAAATAGATTTTCTAGCAACTAGAAAATTTAATATTTGTTTTGAGTCGTATTCGCATCCCGGATATACTACAGAAAAGATTCTTCATGCCTTTTATGCTGGTACTGTTCCTATATACTGGGGTAATCCCTTAGTTACTTCGGACTTTAATCAGGATGCATTTATTAATGCTCATGATTTTAAAAATTTAGACAAGCTCGTAGAGCGCGTAATGTACATAGATTCTAATGACAGATTATATAATATGTATTTGGAACAACCCCCACTTTTAAATGGATTGCCGAAGGATTATATGTTACTTAATAATTTTCTTAATTGGTTCGATGCAGTTGTTTATAATAAGATTGAGATGAGACAATGAATATACAAACCTTTATTTTCAATTGGCGAGGGCAATACGAAAAGACAAAACAAAAGATTGCTCAGTTACACAAGATAGGTGTAACTCCTATCGTCATTAATAGTGACGATCTTTTTAGAGAAAATGAATGGCATAATATTGGAGAGGAAAGTTACTTTACTGCCCAATTCGTTAAAGCCATAGAATTATTTACTGGAGATGTCCTGTTCCATATTCAGGGGGATGCCTCATATGAAAACTGGGAACAATTATATAAAGATGCAGAGTCTGCATTTAACGAAACCAACTGCGGGATTTATGCCCCAAATGTAGATTATACTTGGTATGATTCTTCTAAGACCGATATTGACACCATTAGAATTCCAAATAAAAATCTCAAAGCTGTTGCCAATACAGATTGTACTTGTTGGTTTATTCATAAGGATATAATTGATCTATATAAACAACGCAATTTGGATTTTAGACCTTATACAATGGGATGGTGTTGGGATATAGTATTCCCCGCATTATCCTATATGAATAAGCGTCCTGTTATACGAGATTACTCTCACACTATAGATCACCCCCCAGGAACAAATTATAATAAGGAACTTGCGGAGAAAGAGATGTGGGATCTATATAATAGTTTAGATTCCGATATACAAGAAGCATTTGGATATGTAAAGGGTAATAGATTTAATCTAGTCAAATACTTTCTCAAACAATGACAAAAATTATATCATTTAGTATTTGGGGAGACAATCCTAAATATACAGTAGGTGCTATACGAAATGCACAATTAGCTCAGATACATTTTGTAGGATGGGAATGTCATTTTTATTATGATTCTTCTGTACCCGGGATAATTATATCAGCATTGAATCAGTTTACGAACTCTAAGACCATTAAGGTTGATGATGGTACCTTTGGTGCCTTCTGGAGATTTAGAGCAATGGAAAAGGATACAATCGTTTTATCCAGGGATACCGATTCTAGGCTCTCGGAGAGGGAAAGAATAATTGTATCCGATTGGTTAAATACTGATACTAAATTGTGCATTATTCGAGATCATTTACATCATTACGAATTTCCCATTCTTGCAGGTATGTGGGGAATTAAGGATGGGCTAGATATACCCGATCATAGGAATATGGCTCAGTATAATAATACCCACAAGTATTTGGTTGATCAATATTATCTTCGAGATATAATTTGGCCCAAGTATCAGTTAAATTCTTTTGTGTATGGTATTAAGGAAACGGTCTGGATGAGAAATAGCTATTTGAATATTGGCAAGGATTTTATTGGTCAGACATATGACGAGAATGAGATACCCATATATGAAGGAAAACTATGTCAAGAATAATACTACATCATCATACTGGAATGGGCGACCATTTTATGTGTAATGGATTGGTACATGCATTAACAGAGCAATATGATGAAATTAACTTAATATGTAAAAGGCATTACTTGGAAACAGTTAAGCATTTATATGAGGATTTTCCCCAGATTAAAGTTTTGCCGGTAACTAATGAGTTTGAGGATACTGGAGTTTATTCTGCAGAATTGAAAATGCCCATATTGATGGTTGGATTTTCTAATTGTGATTATACTGCATTTGAAGAATCTTTCTATAAACAGTTATCATTGAGTCCTGAGTATGAATACTCGAAATTTAAGTTTCCTAAAAGATTAGAAACAAAATTATATGAGAGTATTGTAAATAAACTAGGCGAAGAATATATTTTTATACATGATACTTGCTCAGCAAAAAAGATAGAACTTACTATAGACAGCAATTTACCTAGGCATTATGCTGAGAAAGATGATACGTCAGACGTATTAGATTATGTTAAGGCAATGGCAGAAGCAAAAGAAGTACATGTAATTAATAGCGGCATAAACAATTTGGCTTTTCAGATGTTTCTACAAGGAATGTTAAAAGGTAGAATATTTTATCACAATGCTAGAAAAATAGAAGATGGCGGAATACCTGTTAGAGTGCCTAGGGGAATCGAGGTAGTAAATTATGGATAAAAAAGTTACGGTTATTACCCCGACTACGGGGACAAAATATTTAGAAAAGTGTATAACTTCAGTACAAAATCAAAGCTATGATAATTACAAGCATTTTATTGTAGTGGATGGAAATCAATACTGGGAAAAAGTTAGAGACATTTTAGAACCATACCAGGAAGATGAAAATATTGAAGTGTTATGGTTATATAGTAATACGGGGGCAGGTGGATATAATGGGCATAGAATTTATGGATCTGCCCCATATCTAATTGATACTGACTATGTTTGTTTTTTGGATGAGGATAATTGGATAGATTCTAACCATTTAGAATCATTAATGGGCGTAGTTAAACATTATGATTGGGCATTTTCTCTCAGAAAAATTGTAAACTCTGGGGGCGAGTATGTTTGTAATGATGATTGCGAAAGCCTGGGCCTTTGGCCGACCTGTCTGAGCGATAGGGAATTTTTTGTCGATGTTGGATGTTATTGCTTGCCTTTAAGTATAGCATTGCAGACATCCTCGATATGGTATCGCAGGGCAAGGCATCCCGAAGAGCAACCGGAGGTAGATCGCTTGCTAATGCAGATACTTTTGCAGCACAAGTTTACCCATCAGACTACTGGCGAATATACATTGAATTATCGAGTAGGCAATCGACCAGATTCTGTTAGGGCAGAATTTTTCCTTCAGGGAAATAAGATGATGGAACAAAAATATGAAACTAAATTTCCGTGGAGAAAACAATAATGGAACGATTAAGATATGATAGTTTAACTCGGTTGGCGGATTATGTATTAGACTACGAAAATTCTTATTATGAGAGCATGGGTATTACTGTACCTCATACAAAGGTTCCTGGAGAAATGGATACCGAAAATTTTGAGCCAGGTTCTAGGATTTTTGTCAAAGTGGATCTATTAAATTATTATGCAGAATTCTTATCTAAGATACCTGTACCCTTTCATCTGTTGACGGGCAGGGCAGCAAAATCTCCAGCCCTATCCGACATAGAAAATATACTAAAGAACAAAAATGTAGTATCTTGGGTCGGAACTAATATACCTCAGATGAATGATAGTATAATGCAGGTACCTATAGGATTTCAGGAAGAAGGTTCGGAGAGACCTAATGGTAGTTTTCCATTCCCCGAACTAAAAGAAAAATTAAATGATATTGTGTTGACTTATATTGGCGATACGCATGAATCCAGAAAAGATATACCCAAAGATTTAGATATATTATTTGTGGAGCAAAAAGAAGACTATGGTCAGTACTTGGATCATTTAAATACTTCCAAGTACAGTATTTGCCCTAGGGGATTTGGTATAGATACACATAGAGTTTATGAATCTATTGCGATGAATAGTATTCCAATTGTATTGACTTCTATATTAGATCCATTATATAATAAGTTAAATTGTATTATCCTAGATAGCTGGGATCATATTGAATACGGATTAATGGAAAAAACTTTAAACCGTGAGCAAGTAACTTTTGATTATTGGAGAAAAGAAATTGAGAAATTCCAAAACGATAGACTATAAGTATAATGAACCGGATCTTTTAAAAGAATTGACCGAATATATTGAAGGTACTTATAGCGAACACTATTCCCAGAACAAGTTTCAAACTACTGAAATGATTATTGACAATGGAGATGGCATCGGTTTCACCAGGGGAAATATTGTTAAGTATGCCCAACGATATGGGAGAAAAGATGGAAGGAATAGAAAAGATATAATGAAGGTGTTACACTATGCTTTAATAATGTTGTATGTGCATGATCTTGAAACTAAGGAGTCTAAATAATGCAGATTAGTAATGAAACAATCCAAGTATTGAAAAATTTTGCTATGGTGAATAGTAATATTCTAATTAGAAAAGGCAAGTCCCTTTCTACAATTAGTACAGCAAAAAACATCTTTGCGAAGGCAGATGTTGCCGAGGATTTTCCTCAAGAGGTCGCAATTTATGATTTAAATTCTTTGCTCGCACTTCTAACTCTGATGGAGAATCAGAATGTAGAATTTGGAGAAAAGAGTTTAACCATCGAACGGAATGGCGGCAAGTTTGAGTATTTTTATTCCAGCCCGAATGTTATTGTAGCAGCACCCGATAAATCTATTGACGTAGATAATCATTATCAGTTTAAGCTAACCGCAGAGGAAGTGAACATGATTACTAAAGCTGCGGCAATTACCGGTGCACCTACTATCTCAGTATCTTCTAAAGAGAAGAAAGTTTCTCTGACAGTCGGAGATAAAAAGAATGATACGTCTAATACCTACAAGGCCAATATTGGCGAAAGTGAAAATGATTTTGATTGCCATATGGCAGTTGAAAATTTTAAGATTATCCCAGATGCCTATACGGTAACTATCTCAAAGAAAAAGGTATTCCACTTTAAGAATGAGACAAAAAATATCGAGTACTTTATTGCGATGGAACCTGACTCTGTAGTTTAACCTGGGAGTTTTATATTATGAATGAGAATGAATATCTTTGGGTAGAGAAATGGCGCCCAAAGAAAATAAGTGAATGTATTCTTCCTGCAAATCAAAGAAAAGTATTTCAGGAAATGATCGACAAAGGAGATATTCAAAATATGCTCCTTTGTGGATCCGCGGGGGTAGGCAAAACAACTGTAGCAAAGGCATTGTGTGAGGAGATGGAATTAGATTATCTCTTTATTAATGCTTCTCTTGAAAATGGTATTGATGTACTTCGTACTAAGATAAGTCAATTTGCGTCTACCGTTTCATTTACAGGTAAGACAAAGGTTGTTATTTTAGACGAGGCAGACTATACTAATCCGCAGAGTTTTCAACCTGCACTTCGAGGATTTATTGAGGAGTTCTCTCAGAATTGTAGATTCATTTTTACTTGTAACTTTAAAAATAGAATCATTCCTCCCCTACATTCCCGATGCTCGGTTATTGAGTTTAAGATTGATAAAGGTGAGAAGCCCAAGATTGCGGCAGCATTCTTCAAACGCTTATCTGAAATCCTTGGATATGAAAAGGTAGAGTTCGATCCGAAGGCTGTTGCGAAGGTTGTGGAAAAACACTTTCCCGATTATAGACGAATTCTAAATGAGCTTCAGCGCTATTCATCCTCCGGAAAGATTGATGAAGGTATCTTAGTTAATCTAGGCGAAGTCAATATGTCGGATTTGATTTCTTCGCTAAAAGAAAAAGACTGGAAAAGAATGCGATCCTGGGTTGTCAATAATATTGATAATGACCCAGCCACTCTCTTTAGAAAAATTTATGATACCTTAACAGATCAGGTCAAACAAGTACCTCAGTTTGTGTTGTTACTTGCAGACTATCAATATAAGTCGGCTTTTTGTGCGGATCAGGAAATTAATCTTGTCGCTTGCCTTACTGAAATTATGGCAACGATTGAGATTAAATGAACGATCTTTTACGCCCGACCTGGGAGTGGATAAAGGCAGATTATGCATCCGATAGAATTAGGTTTATTATTGAGCTTCTTGCTTGGGGTATTTCCATTGGCTGCAGTATCATTATGGCTATTACCGTACCTAACCCACCGCTTCTGGTACTTTATCCTTTATGGATACTCGGCTGTTCTATGTACGCTTGGGCTGCTTGGACTCGCCGTTCATTTGGTATGCTTGCCAACTATATGCTATTAGTAACTATTGATTCTGTAGGTCTTTTTAGGATGATATTATGAATACAATATTAGTTAAATTTTTTAAAGGTAATGTGTTAATTAGAACAGAATTCTTTTCTAATGTGATGGAAGCGGATCTATATATTGCAAACGAATGCTTGACCTACGATTATTATGTCGTGGAGGAAGGCAATACCGATGCTATTTGATGAGAAACCGGCCCAAAGAGAGGTAGAAGAATATAAGTCCCCGGCAATATCGCCCTTTGATTTTATTAATGCCATACACCATACTAAGGAAAATCTTATAGTCGATGATTGGTCCGAAAAACAGTATAACCCTTATATTGTTAATAAAGGACTTTCCTATGGTCATGATACCGTCATTCCTGCAAATGAAATGAACTCCAGACCCCATTTAGATAAAATTCTCCAATTTCAATTCCTTATAAATATTGTTAGGCCTAAAAAAAGATTCAATAAATGGATCAAGGCTGAAAAGATAGATGATTTGGAGACTATTAAGGAATACTATGGTTACAGCACAGAAAAAGCTAAACAAGTACTCCCACTCCTAAGTCAATCCCAATTAGAACAATTAAAAACGAGATTAACAAAGGGTGGTAAGAAATGAACGAGCAGATTATTAATATAGATTTCCCAGGGTACTATCCCTTGGAAGTCGTGCTTGCTGAGCCAGATGATTTCCTCAAGGTCCGAGAAACGTTAACACGTATTGGTGTGGCTTCTCGTAAGGATAGAATTTTATATCAAAGCTGCCATATACTTCATAAGCAGGGAAGATACTTTATAGTTCATTTTAAAGAACTCTTTGCTCTCGATGGAAAGTCTGCAGACTTGACCGACAATGATTTAGAAAGAAGGAATACTATTGCTAAGTTGCTTGTAGATTGGGGGCTTATTAATTTAGTAGAGCCAGAAAAATTCTTAGATCATGCACCATTGTCTCAAATTAAAGTCATCTCGCATAGGGAAAAAGATGATTGGAAGTTGGAAACAAAGTATAATATTGGCAAGAAAAAAGGCACAACTTTTAATAAATAATATTGACATAGCATAGTAGGTATATTATGCTATTATTAGCTACGCCGCAAGGGTAGCATTTTTAATCAACTCGCTTAATTAAGGAGCAAACTATGCTAATGTACGCAAACATGGCTATTGATGCCATTCAATCTGGTAAGACAGCTTGGTTGAACCAATATGTTCAGGATGAATCTGTCCGCAAACCTCTTCAACACTTTGTAGATGCTCAGACTGAGTTTACTAAACAAATTGCTAAAACTTTTTGGGAAGTAACTGGTTCTACAATGCAATCAACATGCGCTAAAGTATTTACTAAGTGAGGAGACTATTATGACTCTAGGTAAAATTACTTTTGGTCCTTCCGTTTTTAAAGACTTCGACAAATTTTTCGTAGGATTTGATGACACATATAATCGTCTGGCTAAAGTCCACGACGATTTAACTCAAAATATTCCAAACTATCCTCCCTATAATATTAAGAAAGTAGAAGATAACAAGTACGTTATTGAAATTGCTGTTGCTGGGTTTTCTAAATCTGAGATTGAGATTGAATTCGTTGATGATAAATTAATTGTTACTGGCAATGCAAATGAAGATAATAATACCTTCGACTGGTTGTATAAAGGAATTGCAACGCGCAACTTTACCCGCACCTTTGCCCTCGATGATAAGATTGAGATTAAAGATGCATCTTTGGTAAACGGGATGCTTAAGATTGCTTTAGAAAAAATTATTCCCGAACACAAGAAGCCAAAAAAGATTGAAGTTAAAGAAAGAGATTCTGAAACCAGATCCTCTAAATCTAATAAGCAATTACTTTTAGAGGAAGAAGATGAAACAGAAACTAATTAATTTTTTAAAATCAGTCGGAGAGTTTTTTGTAGGGCTCGGTGAATCTATCGCTTATGCTAGACTTCGTCAAGCAGAATTTTATCTATACGGGAAATGTAGAAATCTACATGATATAGAAAGAGTTTCTGAAGAAGAAAAACGTAAGACTAGTAATGAGAATGGTATTCATTGGCATTAAAATAAGGGGGCGCAATGCCCCCTTCCATTATATTATAAAGGAAATATGATGATTAAAATTTATAAACTTATCACTAGTGAGGAAGTAGTAGGAGAAGCAATTGAGGATGGAGATAATTTAATTATCAAACAACCCTGTGCTATTATGCTTCTCGCATCTAGATCAACACCGGATCAACATCAAATGGCTTTAGTTCCCTATGCGGGTTATACTAAAGAACATTCTGTGCAATTGAAAAAGTCTGCAATTGTATGGGAAGCGGAAGTTGCCGAAGAGCTATACAATCAATACAGCAGAATTTTTGGAAGCGGATTAGAAATTGTCCCTGGTCATCTTAGCAAAGCTGTTTCGGATATTTCTCCGAAAACCCCTCAGATCAATATAACTTAATTTTTAGATAAGTTATGGATGATATAGTATGGTAGAAACCAGGCCTGTATCATCCAATATACCATATTGTCTATTATCATTTTCTAGACATCCAAGCTGATACGCCCATGAATGCGCCGACTATTCCTGCCTGCGCTATATAAAATAATCCAAGAAGATCTGCAAGTGCGTTTACCCTAGTATCAGATACTATGGGTGAAAATAGTATTATCGTAAATACTATCATACTCCAGATAGCAACCCATGCCATCCTTCTCTGCGCGGATTGTTTGCGATTCTGCCTTTCTATTTCTTCAATTTTTTCCATATCCTTTAGTTCATCATCCGAAACTTCCCCATCACTATCTAAATCATACTTATTATAATTAGAGTTTTTCTGTAGTGATTTTTGCATTTTCTTGTTTTCCATTAACTATAATTTCTATAGTACCCCATATGATAAGAGCAGATAAAATAAAGGTAACAGTTATAGCAACTCCCATCTTTATATTATGTATAAAATCTTTTCGCATTTTAATCTGCTCTAAAAACATTTTTTGTCTTTTATCATGTATATCTTTTCTCATTTGCTTAAATTCTCGATATCCATCTATACCTAGATGACAGAGATCACCATACATAAACATATGAAAAATTTCATCTTCCATCTCTTTCATTTTTTGCTTTGCGGCAAAAACATCAAATGCTTCGGCAGTCTCAGACTTTTCAAATGTTAACGCTTTAAAAAGTTTTGGTTTATCGTTATTCTTTTCTATTCCTTCAATACATGTTTTAAGATCGCCTATATGGCCAGCCCATTGTCCGAGCTGGCCATATATGTCACTTACTTCTCTACCCAATTCAACTGCCTTTTTAACACCATTATATGCGGCGGTTGCTGCAGCGAGAATTGTGACTGGATCCATTATCCAATTTCCTCTTCTAGTATATCATCCTTCTTAGCGAGAGGCGGAGGAGATGATACTGGTTTAGGTGGTACCGGAGTTGGCATAGGCTTGGGCATATTGGATCTTGCCCCGGCAAGCGCTGCATTTTCTCCAGTTCCTGCTAACATAATTCCAGATAGAGTACCTGTTAAAAATGTTGCTATTGGAATAATAAGTTCAAAGAACTTTTGATCAACTGGGCTAATCGCATTTAAAGGTTGTGTCACAAACATGACACTATAGAGAACCGTAAATACGATACCTATTAATGTTATTGCTAGACATCCGCCAATGAATACTTTTAGACGAACCATTAACTCATTTTCAGTTAATCTTTCTTTAGTTTTCACTTCTTTTTCCTCTTTCATTTACATTCTCCTTTCAAAGGTTTTGCGGCAGTAACTGCAGTTGAGGTTGCCGCTTTTACTAATGTTTCAGATTTAAAGATATGCTCTGGGCAAGTCCTACTCACCTCACACTGAGGTTTTTGACATTCTGCCGTATCCCAGTTATCTGGGTTTTGGCAAGCGTATCTATATACTTCAAATTCACATCCCGCTAATAATATAGGAATACACGCCAATATAATATACTTCATATTGCCTCCTATTATTGCGCCAATGGATTATCCAAGGCTTTTTTAATTTTTTCATCTACGTTCTTCTCAAGTTGTTTAATGTCGCTTCTTACGTCCTTAACATCTTGCATCGTTTCTCTTGCAGATTCTTTTGATGTTCTTTCTGCATTTTCAACTATGCCCTCAATTCGCCGAATATCTCGTTTAAGATCATTTTTTATTTCATTAGTATAATCGGTTGCTTCCATCACGGAAGATTTTGTGCCCTGCATTTCTTTTTCAATAACTGACAATCTTTCGTTTATGCCGGAAAGATCTGGTGTAACATATTCGGAGATAGCTGCCTTCATATCCATATAGTCTTTATATACTTCAAATGCACCATAAAGACCACCTAGGATAGAGGAAACAATACCGCCGGCGATCATTAGTTTTGCTGGTGTAAAATTAATACCGCCTATGCTAATAACGGTATTTGGATCTACTGCTGCTTCTAATTTATCGACTGCTTCGTCGATATTTTTCTCTGCCATTATTCGCCTTTCTTCGCAATCATTGATTGTATTTTATTCTGAAGTATTTTTGCCCAAAATGGTTGGGGAAAATTCCAACCCACGAATGCTCCTACTGCTACCCAAAAAAGAATATCCATCATTGCATTTCTCCTTTATTGTCGATATTGCCGATCCATCATTTCTTGATGAAGTCTGTCGCTTGCACCACTGAGAAGCCTCTGAGCTCTCCTGTTGTCTACTACAATCTGACCTGCATAGATTTCTTTGTCCTGATAAAATTTAGAATCCGCAAGACTCTTGGTTAAATAATCGTTGAAACCTGCCGGGGAAACTGCTATGTCCGAGATGTCAGTTCCGCCAGCTGCCTCATTGGGTTCTGCTTTTTGGTTTACCGATGCCTCCTTGCTTTGTTTTGCATCTTCGGTCACCGATGGAAGACTGTTCTGTATCGCTGCCAACGCATCCGCTTCGCTGGAAGCATCTTCTCGCCTTTCCTCTGTCGCCTGAGTACTCTGCGGGTTATCGAACTGCATAGTCTGCACTTCTATGTCTTGTAGTTGTGACTGGTCTGTTATCAAGGATTGTACGCTTGCTACAGATGTTTCTGACTGTTCTTGCAATAACGATTCTTGTGCTTGCATGGCCTGTTGCTGGGATCTCTCTGTCTGTTGCTGTATTGCCTGCAAGGTCTCGTTGGTCATCGAGAAGTCTGGGTTGGCATCTTCGCTCATGGAATCCTGTATGCTCTGATTGACTATGGACAATGCTTTGGAATCATCTGTAGCTTCTCGTAGTATATTTGATAACAGGTTCGGGTCGATTGATTTCTTTTCTTTCTTGTCTTCTTTGACCACCTCCGGAATACCATCTGGTACTGCAAGCTCGCCCGTAGTTGATACTTCAACACCTCCAGCATCTACAACTGGTTCTGCAGTTGTAGAATCCTCTGTCATTGCTGAGATTGTTGTTACGGGCAATGAATAATCTATGACAGCGACTTCTGGTTCAGATGTAGAACTCCAACCCAACAGAGCAAAAAGATTTGCCATGTATGCTTCAAGATAACCCGGACATGAAGATGAATACAAGGGATCTGATGAACACGGATCAAATGCATAGTTTACTGAGAACGATATGTTCTTTACTTCAGGGCCATAGTAGCCTGCCCAGAAACCACCATCTCTTCCTTCAAGTCTCATAGTGACACTTTGTGGATCTGTATAAGGCGACTCAAAATTTCTTGTTCCCGAAATGCTATTCCATTGATCATTGACACCTGATGCTACTTGACCACTGAGAAACAGATGCGTAGCTTCTGTATTAAATCCTGAAGATGTGGTCAACCAAATGGACGCAGTTAAATTATCGGTGTGTAGACCGCTATTTGGCATCAATCTATAGTCAAACGAATAATTATAACCATGCACCTGAACACCCGTACCACCGAGTGCCTGTTGCAATCCAATGGTTTGTACTAATGTGTCTATACCATATGAAAACTTGATGGTGTCAGACGCAGTATCATACAGGGCGCCTGAGCCAGATACAGATGTGCAACAATCATTGGGATCGACGCCGTAGGTAGCTCCCGACCAACTGTTGTTGTTGATCAGGTTACCGGTGCTGTCTACCTGCTGGGCGTTAGAGACCGATGAAAAGCAAATAGCCAAGCAAAGCGCCGAAGCCAGTTTTCTTATAGAAGTCATCTGTTTGTGGTTTCTCGGGTTGAGGTATTTTCTCTGGATTATCTAACCATGCTACCTTTGCCTGCTCTCCAATCTTGCCTTCGAACGGGCAAGGAGTACCGGCATTCCACATCGCATCAAACACTCTACGATCTTGACATAGTACTGATACTGCTGCTACCTTCATTCCCATGTCAAATAAAGTCTTGGCGTTCTTCAATCTCTCGCAATTCTGATCTCTTATTGTGCCTCCAGAACTCACACCCAATATCTGAGTCTGAACTGCACCCGATGTTCCTGTGGTACAGAGATCATTATTACCGCCACTCATCATAGACGGTGCGATCGCGGTTGGGGGAGGTTGTTCTACTCGGGTAGTATTCTCGTTTACATTCTTGTTGGTATTGTCACTAGTACTGGTACTTGTATTGTTATTGGTGTTCGCATTCGTGTTGTTGCTTGTGCTAGTATTGACGTTCGTGTTGGTATTGACGTTCGAGGAATTGATCGTCGTGTCATTTACGTTGTTGTTGTTGAATGTCTGCTCGCCAGAATTTACGTTGTAGTTGGTACTGGTCGAGGTATTGACGTTGGTGTTGGTGTTGTTACTGGTCGTCGTATTGACGTTGTTATTGTTATTGGTGTTTGTACTAGTAGTAGTGTTTACGTTATTATTATTGTTTGTATTTGTACTGGTACTAGTGTTAATATTATTATTCGTACTGGTCGAGGTAGAGTTGACCGTGGTATCGTTAATATTGTTGTTGGTATTGTTGTTTGTGTTGGTAGAATTTACAGTACTTGTAGAAGTACTGGTGTTATTGGTATCCACCTTTGTTTCCGAATCATACGCTTGCGCGGTACCCCCTAATAAAGACATAACGAAGAATGCACCCATTAGGTTCTTCTTCATTTTGGTTAAATTTCCCTATTTTGTTATTGATTTATCGCGATACATATAATATACTTATTATTTATATGATTTCTAAGATGAGAAAGATTAATGAAATTTTACACTAGTGTTAATCAATATGGCAATAATATCCTGGTTCGGGGTATTAATAATGGCAAAAACGTGTTAGATAGGGTTAGGTTCAAGCCCATTCTTTTTGTTAAATCTCAACAAGAAACGAAGTACAAATCTATTTACGGAGAATGCCTCGATACCGTACAGTTTGAGGACATCAATGAGGCCAAGGATTTTGTTCAAAGATACCGAGATGTGGACAATTTTCCCATCTTCGGTAATACAAATTATGCTTATCAATATATTACAGACACCTTTCCGAATGAAATAGAATTTGATATATCGCAGATTAAGATTTGGACCCTAGACATCGAGACATCTGCAGACGACGGATTTCCCGATGTTAGTAACCCAACAGAAAAAGTACTGCTAATAACCATACAGGATAATCAAACTAAACAGCTCAAGACGTATGGTTTAAAGGAATATCAAAATAGCAGAGATGATGTTAACTATGTCCAATGTAGGGACGAGGCACACTTACTTAAAACATTCTTAGAAGATTTTTCGGAAGACTATCCCCACATCATAACAGGTTGGAATGTTGAGTTTTTCGATATACCTTATCTATGTAATCGTATAGAAAAAATACTCGGCGAAGATGCGGTCAAGAAACTTTCTCCGTGGGGCAATGTTGCAAGAAAGAATATTATCAAATTAAAGAAAGAGAATGTATCCTTTGAATTGATGGGCGTTGCTATTCTGGACTATTTAGATCTGTATAAGAAGTTTACATATAATGCTCAAGAATCCTACAAGCTAGATCATATTGCAAAGGTAGAATTGGGCAAGCAAAAATTGTCATACGATGAGTATGGTTCCTTCACAGAATTTTGGAATAGCGATTGGCAGAAGTTTGTGGACTATAATATTCGAGACGTTGAGATTGTAGATGAGCTTGAGGATAAGATGAAGTTAATTGAACTCATCCTGACAATGGCATATGATGCCAAGTGTAATTATATTGATATCTTTTCCGCAGTTAGGACTTGGGATTGTATTCTTTATAATCACCTATGGAATAAAGATATCGTTGTCCATCAGAGAGAAGGTAGGCAGAGCAGGCAAATTGCCGGTGCATATGTTCAAGAACCAAAACCAGGTCAGTATAATTGGGTAGTATCATTTGATGCGACAAGCCTATATCCTAGTATCATTATGCAATATAATTTGTCTCCTGAGACTATGGTCAATGGTAATGCAAAAGATATTGGTATGAGTAAATTGATTGAGGGGTCATTGAATCTGGATGACCTGAAAGAAACTAACCATTGTATGACGGCAAATGGTTATTGCTTTACCCGAGAGAAGCAGGGCATCTTTCCTGAGATTGTTGAGAAGTTATTTAATGATAGAAAGAAGTATAAGAAGTCGATGCTTGAAGCTCAGCAGAAGTATGAGGAGACTAAGGATCCTAATTATAAAAAAGACATATCCAAGTATAATAATTTTCAGATGGCAAGAAAGATTCAAATGAATTCTTTATTCGGTGCCATGGCGAATGAGTACTTTAGATTTTATGACGATCGTATTGCAGAAGGCATTACCCTGACAGGTCAGTATATTATTCAATCCATGGGCAAGACTTTGAATGATACTTTAAATAAGATTTGTGGTACTAAGGATTATCTATATTCTTTTTATTCTGATACTGATGCCTGTTATATCACATTGGATCCGCTGGTGAATAAGTTTTATACTGGGGTGAAAACCGATAAGCTAGTTAAAATATTAGATAAGGTTTGTGACGAGAAGATTGAATCATTTTTAGATAAGGCAAGTAACAAAATTGCCGATTACACTAATGCCTTTGATAACAGGATATCCTTTAAACGAGAAGTTATTGCGGATAGGGGAATTTGGGTAGCAAAGAAAAGATATGCCCTTAACGTATATAATAATGAGGGTGTGCAATATGCCGAACCTAAACTAAAGGTTATGGGATTAGAAATTGTTAGGTCATCTACGCCTGAACCCGTACGTGATGCCCTGAGAGATGCAGTTAAAATTATACTGACAAAGACTGAGAATGAACTACAGGAATATGTACGAAACTTTGAGGAAAAGTATAGAAAATTAGAACCGGAACAAATTTCTTTTCCTAGGGGCGTCAACGGATTAGATAAATATTCTGACAAGGCAAGTATATATAAAAGTGCTACTCCAATGCACGTTCGAGGTGCCCTGTTATATAATCATCATTTAGTCACAAATAAATTGAATAAGAAATATGAAACTATCAAAGAAGGTGACAAAATAAAATTCATTTACTTGAGAGAACCAAATACTATAGGCGAAAATTGTATTGCATTCGTTTCCAGTATTCCTAGCGAGTTAAACATCAAAAAGTTTGCAGATTATGATATGATGTTTAGCAAGTCATTTTTAGAACCAATCAATACTATTCTTGAAGGTATTGGTTGGTCGGCAAAACCAACGGCATCTTTAGAAGGATTATTCGAATGAAAAAATTATTACTAATATTAGCAATTGCCTTTTCTTTTCCTGTACTTGCGGCAAAACAGCCCGAGGGGGTAAAGTATGAGGCAAAAATTTTAAAAGTGTCTGATGGAGATACTATTGTTATTGCGGCACCATATTTGCCTGCTCCTCTTAAACCCCAATTGTCGGTAAGAATTTTTGGGGTAGATACTCCGGAAAAGGGATTTAGAGGACAATGTGATAAGGAAAAACAAATGGGAGAGCAGGCATCAGATTTTACTAAGAAGATGATTGCCAACGGAACACAATTCCAAGTTATATTATATGGATGGGATAAGTTTGGGGGAAGGGTTTTGGGAGATATCTTAGTTGATGGTAAGAGCGTTAGAAAAAGTTTAATTGCCCAAGGATTGGCAAGAGAATATTATGGCGAACAGAAAGAAAGCTGGTGTAATTGACATACAGTGTTTTATACTTTAAAATATACGAATATACAATACGGAGGTTATAATGAGTTTACTTGAAAAACTTAAAAAGAATTCTACAATTAAAGAAAGCGAAATACTAAATGAATCTAAATTCTTTTCCAAAAAGGATATGATTCAAACTTCAGTTCCCGCACTCAATATTGCATTGTCGGGAAGTATGGAGGGGGGATTGACTCCGGGCCTTACAGTATTTGCCGGGCCATCTAAGCACTTTAAGACAGCATTTTCTTTGTTACTGGCAAAAGCATATCAGGACAAGTATAAGGATGCTGTTATACTATTCTATGATTCGGAGTTTGGTAGTCCGCAATCTTACTTTGATAACTTCGGTATTGATACGAGTAAGGTACTGCACACCCCGATTACAGATATTGAACAACTAAAATTTGATGTTATGTCTCAGCTTAATAATATTGAGCGCGGAGACAGGGTAATGATCGTAGTTGATTCTGTAGGTAACCTTGCGTCTAAGAAAGAAGTTGATGATGCGTTGGAAGGCAAGTCTGTAGCGGATATGACCAGGGCAAAGCAAATGAAGTCTCTGTTTAGAATGATTACCCCGCACTTGACCATTAAAGATATTCCAATGGTTGTTGTGAATCATACTTATTCTGAGATTGGTTTATTTCCTAAACAGATTGTATCTGGCGGCACAGGCATTTATTACTCTGCGGATAACATCTATATTATTGGCCGACAGCAGGAAAAAGATGGTACCGAAGTAGTCGGTTACAACTTTATTATTAATGTTGAGAAGTCTAGGTTTGTAAAAGAAAAATCCAAGATTCCTGTAGAAGTTACATACGAGGGCGGAATTAGTAGATGGTCCGGTTTACTTGATATGGGTTTGGAAGGCGGTTTTGTGGTTAAGCCTTCGAATGGATGGTACAGTAGAAAAGATGAAGAAAAGAAATTCCGAATAAAGGATACTTATACCAAAGAATTTTGGATGCCCATTATTGAAGATGCGTCTTTTAGAAGTTATATTGAGAAAAAGTACAAGGTGGCAGGTGTAGATATGATATCTAAAATAGATGATGTTATACTAGAAGAGGAGTACGATAATGCAAGTGAAGTATGAGCCTTGGGGATTTGAAAAAGAAGAACAAACTGTTTGGGGCGTTCGAATCTTAGAAGGCAAGTTTGCCAATACGGTTATATCCTTCAATGATATTAATCTCAAGGAAGAAGATGATTCGAATCTTCAATTGGATTATACCGTAGTGCATCATCCCGAGAATATGATGGAAAAGTATATGTCGGAGGATCCAGACTTTCAAAAAGACATGGGTTGGATTCTAGAGGATATTCTAAGGAAGGCAATTAATGAACACGAAAATAGAGAAAGTAATTCTACAAAATCTGATAAATGATGAGGAGTATTTAAGAAAAGTTTTTCCTTTTTTAAAGCCTGATTACTTTTTGGATAATTCTGAAAAGATAATTTTTAAAAAGATATCAGACTTTGTAGAAAATTATAATGGATTGGCAAACAAGGATAGCTTAGTAATATCCTTACAAAATGATAAGTCTCTAAGTGAAGATCAGTATAAGGAAACTACAGAATTAGTATATGAATTAGATCCAACGGATCATAATAAGGAATGGCTTTATGCTGAGACAGAAAAATTCTGCAAGGAAAAGGCCATTTATAATGCTATATTCTCGTCTATATCTATCTTAGATGGGAGAGACAAGGCTAGGTCTCCTGACGGTATTCCTTCTATGTTACAAGAAGCCCTTGGCGTATGTTTCGATCATAAGGTCGGGCATGATTATATAGATGATGCTGACCAGAGATTTGAATTTTACCATCGTAAAGAATCTCGCATTCCTTTTGATTTAGATTATTTTAATAAGATAACGAACGGCGGAATGCCGAATAAGACTTTGAATGTTGTACTAGCAGGCACAGGTGTGGGTAAATCCTTATTCATGTGTCATGTGGCAGCATCGGCATTGGATCAAGGCAAGAACGTCCTATATATCACTTTAGAGATGGCAGAGGAAAGGATTGCTGAAAGAATCGATGCTAATATGATGAACATGACAATGGATCAATTGAAAGAGATTCCCAAGACTCTGTATGATGGTCGCATATCTAAATTAAAGGATAAGTTGCAGGGCAAATTAATCATCAAAGAATATCCTACTACTGGGGCACACGTCGGTCACTTTAAAGCATTGCTAAATGAATTACAATTGAAGCGGCAATTTAAACCCGATATGATTATTGTAGACTATTTAAATATCTGCGCTAGTTCTAGATTCAAGGCTGGTGCTAATATTAATTCCTATACTTTAATTAAATCTATTGCAGAAGAATTAAGGGGCCTGGCGGTTGAGGAAAATATTCCTATCCTTAGTGCTACTCAGACCACAAGGGGAGGTTACGGAAACACGGATGTTGAATTAACAGATACTTCAGAATCCTTTGGGTTGCCCGCGACAGTGGACTTTATGTTTGCCCTAATTTCTACAGAAGAGCTGGAGCAATTGAATCAACTTATGGTCAAGCAGCTCAAAAATCGATACAACGATCCCACAGTAAATAAGAGGTTTGTCATAGGGGTTGACAGAGCAAAGATGAAGCTATATGATCTAGAACAGAACGCTCAGAAAGGCTTATCTGATTCCGGATTAAAGATTGATTCGGATAAGCTAGATGATTATAATGTTAAAAGTATATTTTCAAAAGGTAGAGATTTTTCTCAGATAAGGGTATGATATGATTAAACCATTATCCAAAGCAAGGCTTTCCGAAACTAGGTTATCTAATCAAAAGCAAAAGGATGAGACGAACACGGAGATATTTAATATAGATAGTATAATCCCATTGAGAGTAGGAGATCTTGCAAGTAATGTATTGCCGGAATTAAGCGTGCATTCTGACATCATTTTAAATAATAAATACTAGTATGAATATATCTGTTCGCGGCGCTAAGGACCGACAACTAACTAAATTGTTTAAACTTGCGGCGAATCATATCGCGGACAATTTGCTATCCAAAAAATTAAAGAAAACCATTAATGTACGGATAGAAGTAAAAGATAATTTGGGAGCAGGAGGATACTGCGATTTTGAAGAACAATGGCCATATCCTCCAAGAGACTTTATCATAGAATTAGATCGAACCAAGAAAAAGATACATATGTTCTTGGCCTTAGCACATGAGATGGTTCATCTAAAACAATATGCTAAGGGTGAAGTAAAAGATAAATTATACAGAAGAAAATACGTTAAGGTTTGGATGGGGCAAGTATACGACGATGACGTTTCTTACTGGGACCAGCCTTGGGAAATTGAAGCATACGGTTTAGAGAATAGTTTAGTTGCAAAATTTTTGATCGAGAATAATTTGTTCGATCACTTAAATCAAAAACGGGAATCTTGGTTTGTTCAAAAATCTGAAGAAAATGATACGAATGATGAGGACCTTGTTATGAAAGAATAACTATTAAAAAGGAGTCAATATGGATCTATACGGCGTAATACAAATAGGCCTAATGTTAGGTGCTTGTTATTCATGTTACAGATGGGGTCACTATAAAGGAATAACAGATACGGTTGAATTTTTTGAATCGGAAGGAATCATAGAGGTAGAGGAAAAAGATTCCTAGAAACCAATCCCCGCATGCGGGGATTTTTAACGTTTTCAATGACTTACTAGGTGCTTGACAAACTGACCAAATGGCTTTATAATTAAAAAAATGATAGAAAGGAACCAAATGAACAAGACCAAAGAGCAGCTTAGAAAAGAATCCGAAGAGCAGATGAAGGAGTTCCTAGCTCGCGGCGGACAGATCGAACAGGGCAAAGTTGTGAAGAACCCGAAGACTATGACTGCCTCAGTTAAAAATAAGGGTGGTCGAGTATTCAGCGATCCTACTGCGAGGTTTCCTAAGCGATGAATTTTGAGATTGGATCCGAGGTAGAAATTACTACCAAATGGAAATCCAATATACTTTGGATAGACTATGATATCAATACCTTCAAGGGTCGTATCGTAGAAAATCCAAAGTGGTTAGGTGCAGATTATGTCTGCGTGGCGACAGGCAAGCCCGAGTGGCCTATATCTATGATTCTCAAATCTAAGATAGTGGGATATAAGGGTTCGTCAATCAAGACTGACACTCGGATCTTCGAAGTTACCTCAAAGAAGTCCAAGAAAACATATAGTGTAATCTACTCAAAAGGTAAGGTCACTTGTGATTGTTTGGGGTATCAGTTTCGCCAAAGTTGTAGGCACTCCAAAAAAGTGCTTGACATAGTATGTTGACGGTGTTATTATAATAGAGTGGTAGGTTAATTTATATTTTATGAGGAGTATTTGAATGACTTTTACAGTTGCCGGTGTTTCGACACAAAATGGTGTTACCAAGGTTCGCTTCGCAAACGACATTGTTTCCCGCACGAAGTTGCTAGCTAAGGGTGGGCATTCTCCCCTAGAGCTTATCGAGCTTCCTCGCCCAATGTCTAAGGCTGAGGCTTGCGCGCATCTCCTAGATGTGGGTGGAGTGTTTGCTAATTACACCGATCTCATTACTGAGACCATGAACAAGAAAGTGACCAATGCGACGTCGAAGGTTAAGGCTCCAAAGGTTGCGGTAGCACCAGTACAGAAGACTTCTGCTAAGATTAAATCTGTAGAGAAAAGGATCAAGGAAGAAGAAAAGGATGACGATTTGCTGATTAAAGAGTTGGGCGCAGCACTCGTATAATTACGGGGCTTCGGCCCCTTTTTTAATGATGAGGATATATGAATAGTAAACAGAAAGAAGTGATGTTGATTGCGCAGGAAGAATGTGCAGAAGTGATCCAAGCAATCAGTAAAGTATTTCGATTTGGTGTGACGGATAAGTATAACGGTCAGACAAATAAGGAACGCTTGGAGGAAGAAACGGGCGATCTTTTGTGTATGATTGATTTGATGATCGAAGAAGGTATGATAGACATTGATCGTGTGCTACAGGCAAAGGATCAAAAGAACACTAAGTTACGGACATGGTCCGATGTGTTCAAGGAAGAAAAAGTTTTACAAAATGCTTGACAAAGTTGTATCTAGACTGTACTATTATTATAAATAATTTTTTAACAGGAGAAGTTATGTTCTATAGTTGTATACCCAATTTAAATCTAGGCCAGCCAATGGTATCGCGCCATGCCTATGATTTTATTGGAACATCAAAGGAGTGGCCAAGGGTTAGTTAAAACTATTCGCAACAAGTAATTTTAACTAACCCAGGATCGAGAGACCTGGGTTTTTTGTTGGTAGTAAGCGCTAAACGCAACGAGGGTGAGTGACGGCGCTATATAAAAGGTCCTAACGGGCGGCACCGAGGATGAAAGCATCGGCGATAACGTGCGAGTAAAATTCGGATACAGAGGGGTGTAGTGTAACGGCAGCACTAGTGACTTTGACTCATTCAGTTCAAGTTCGAATCTTGACACCCCCTCCAAACAAAAGTGCATTCGGTGTATTTTTGCTTGGGGGTGTAGCTCAGTAGGTAGAGCATCCGGCTTTTAACCGGTTGGTCGCAGGTTCGATCCCTGTCGCCCCTACCAAGTCAAAGCAGTCTAATGCAACAGGGACGACTGGCCGGTCGTTAACTAGCATTCTAGATGAGTGGCCGCTCATCAAGTCTACGGTCTAGCTACCGTAGGGGCTCAACGCTTGTCGGCTGCGATGGGATCTATCGGTAACCGTCACTAATTCTTCTCGCCGTAGTTCAATGGATAGAACAAGACACTCCTAAGGTTTAGATCTCAGTTCGATTCTGGGCGGCGAGGCCAAACAATGGTGTTGGTAGCTCAATGGCAGAGCCCTGGATTGTGATTCCAGTCGTTGCGAGTTCGAGTCTCGTCCTACACCCCAGACATGCATCGTTAATTCAGCGGTAGAAGGCTTTCCTTACAAGAAAGAGGTCGGTGGTTCGAATCCATCACGATGCACCAGGCGATGTAGCATAGCGGTTTAATGCAGCTCCTTCATACGGAGAAGATCGTTGGCTCGAATCCAACCATCGCCACCAGATTCGCTCCCATAGTATAACGGTTATTACACTCGCTTGGTATGCGAGAGATACAAGTTCGATTCTTGTTGAGAGCTCCAGCCCGACTCAGCTGACCTAGTGATAGCGCGTGCCTGAAGAGCATGAGAGCCTGGAGCGTAACCAGGAGTCGGGACCAGAACATTCCTTCCTTAGCTCAATGGTAGAGCACGCGGCTGATAACCGCGAGACGGTGGATCGTAACCATCAGGAAGGACCAATATGCCCCGGTGATGGAATTGGTATACATGTTAGTCTTAGAAACTAAATCTTGCGAGTTCGAATCTCGCCTGGGGCACCATACCACCTTAGCTCAACGGATCAGAGCACTTGGCTACGGACCAAGGGGTTAGGAGTTCGAATCTTCTAGGTGGTGCCAGTTATGGAAGCGTGCCAGAGTCCGGTTTATTGGAACAGTCTTGAAAACTGTCGGTCCGAAAGGGTCCGTGGGTTCGAATCCCACCGCTTCTTCCAGAAAGGAAAGTATGAAATCTTTAGTAGGGTTATTTTTATTTGCAACAGTTTTAATCGGCACCGGGGAAGTTTTGGATTGTGTAATGTTTACTAATCCATACAAAACCTGGTGCGACTAATGGAGGTTTGGCAGAGTGGTCAAATGCAGCGGTTTGCTAAACCGTCGTCCTTAACAGGTCGCGAGGGTTCGAATCCCTCAGCCTCCGCCATCATGTTTAAATCCTCCCCCATCGGTGGGGGCATTTTTTATTTCAAGGAATCCATAGTGATATTCCTCAAGTATTTTTATCATATCATCGAGTACTTCTATTCTATTTTTAAAGTTAGATAGTTCGGCATTTCTACTTTCTAATTGCTTATCAATAAAACCTAGAAAGATATTATCACCTTCGATGTTATCGGTCTTTTTGCGTATCTTTGTTTTGGCAAGTTCTAAATTGGTAATGAATGTACGACATATTTCTATGTCGGTTTTTATTGCTTGTTTGGAATCTTGTATTTCTTTTTTGATATCAAAAAGAATATTGCCCTGTCCCCTAGGATTGAAGTGGGGCATCATTCTAAAAAACATTTGAGAAATATCGGACATTGCCCTGTGGCGAATGTCTATTGATTTTTGGGTGTTACCTGTCTTGTCGTATTCGGTCCTTCGTACCGGATCACTTAGAACCTCATAGGCTAATTTTATTTTTTTAAACTTTTCAGGATCACCTCCCATGTCGGGATGGTGAACACGGGCAAGGATTCGATACTGTTGTTTGATTTCTTCAAAGGAACAGTCTTGCGGTAATTCTAATTCTTGGTATAGATCCATACTAATATTTATAGGAGAGAAAAATGGAAGCTTCAGAATACTGGAAGTGGATCAGAGATAACGTTCAATAGTGCGGTGGCAGAGTGGTCAAATGCAGCAGCCTGCAAAACTGCGATACCGTGGGTTCGAATCCCACCCGCACTTCCATTCGTAGAGCCCCTAGGACAGGATCCCCAGAATCCTCCAGGGTAAGACCTCCAAAATCCGACAAATCCGGTGCTAGGGGCTCTCAGTATGTTGGTAAGCACTCACCAACATAGTATAGTTTTTGCTTGACAAAGTGTAGGATAGGCTATATTATAATAATATAGCAGTTAAAATTGTTCTTTAATAATTTAAGTTTCATGCACCGTTCGTCTAGCGGCCTAGGACATCTCCCTTTCACGGAGAAGATCAGGGGTTCAAATCCCCTACGGTGTGCCACATGGGTGGCGAGCAGAACAGGTTACTGCACCAGACTGTAAATCTGGCGCCATTGGCATACGGGGTTCGAGTCCCTGGCCACCCACCATATTGAAGTGTATTACGGAGGCCTCTGCGAAGTGTCCCGGGAACACAGTAGCGATCAATAATGAAAGCGGCAGATGGGTTCGCCGCATGTAATACACTTCAATATGGTCTGGTGGTTTGTATCGCATTTGG